CAGCGGACTAACAGGTTGGATGACAGATTTCCAAAATAGAGTTCCAGAGAACAATCGTTGGTTCAGCGGACTAACAGGTTGGATGACAGATTTCCAAAATAGAGTTCCAGAGAACAATCGTTGGTTCAGCGGACTAACAGGTTGGGTAACGTCATTGGGAGACTCAATTCCAATATCCGGAAAATGGTTCAGTGGAATCCTGGGATATGTAACAGCATTAGGAGATTCAATCCCTACATCTGGAAAATGGTTCAGTGGACTGACAGGATATGTTAATCAGGTAGAAAAGCAACCCGGTTCATCACTTATTTTAAAAGGTATTCACGGAATAGTTTCAAGCATCGCAAACATTTTCACACAGAAAGCAGAAGGAGGAGCCTTTTATGGTGGAAGATGGCATGATATACCACAGTTTAGCGGTGGAGGAGTTATTACAAAAGACTTCATGTCAAGCTTTAGCGCCATTCCACGATATGCAGGAGGTACAGTAAATGCAGGTTCGATGTTTATTGCAGGCGAAGCAGGACCAGAGCTTGTGGGACATGTAGGCGGCAGGACAGAGGTCTTAAACCAGTCACAACTTGCAAGTGTAATGCAGAGTGCCGTAGCGAGTGGAATGGAAGCAGTTATGGCACGTTACAGTGGAAATGGTGGAGGAAATGGAAATGTGACAGTTAATGTTGTTCTCCAGGGCGATGCAAAGAAGATCTTTGAGGTTGTCAAAAAGGAAAACAACAGCAGAGTCATACAGACAGGTAAGGCACAACTTTTAACGTAAAGGAGGGAAGCAATGCAATGGATGGCCCAGTAAAAACCGTAATCATAAGTGGATTGAAGCTGAAAGTTAAAGACCTGACGGTAACAGATAACATCATCTGGAGCCGCAATACAGGGCGAGTTGCGTCTGGTGATATGGAGGGTGACATCATAGCAAAGAAAATTAAGTTAAATATTGTGCTAGCACCTTTGGATGATAAAGAAGCAGTAGCTTTTGCTGCTGCAATAGAACCACCATTTTTTCCGATCGCTTTCCGAAATCCGAAGTCTGGGAAAACAGAAACACGCAAATTTAATGTTGGAACACCGACATATCCAGTCTATTCGTATGCTGATGGACTGCCTAGATATGTTGGTGTTGCTGCAAATTTTATTGAAAAATGAGGTATCAAAATGAAGATGTCAAATAGAACACTGGTAAAGACAATCAATGGACTTTTATCGTTTAAAAACAATGGTGTAAGGAAGCCAATTAAGGCGATTTATGCAATCAACCATAATATTGAAACACTGGATAAGGCTGCAATTCCTTTCCAAGAATCAAGAAATGAATTGATTGAAAAGTACTGCGATAAAAAGAAAAATGGTGACATTGTGCCCAAAAAGGGAATGGAGCAAAACCTAGAATCAGAGTTGGGTGAATTGCTGGATGGAATTGAAGTTGATGTAGATGTTTACAAAATCCCGATTAGCTTGATTGAAAACATAGAAGCATCAGAGCTTGAATTTGAAGCGATTAACATGATGCTAGAGAAGAGCGAGGTGGAAAAAGCATGACATATGATTACACAGTGAAACAAGATGGACAGTTTTATAAGCCTGGTCAAGAAGTGCCAGATATGGGTACATTGGTATGTACGTCTGCGCAAGGGAATGTGCGTAGTTATGAGGGGCTTGCAAAAGATGTAGGCAAGCTTCCTACGTATGTTGCGACAGGCAGCTCTTTCCTAGCGAGCGATACTGGCGATTATTATAAATTCGAAGAGTCAACGGCAACTTGGAACAAGATTTAAGGAGTAAATATGAAACCAGAAGACGTCATTGGTATTTTAAATCGTAAGGTTCAGAACGCAACTGTAACGGAAGATCAAATTGATGCAGCTGTTGAAAAGTATCATAAGACTCATCCGTTGGAAACTGACAAAACACTCACTGTTCCTGGTGCTTTTGCAGATGCAAAGGCGGTTGGAGATGGATTGAACGAAAAAGTAACAGGAAAAGGAATGACTTTGTACTATGACACAGAAAAACAGTGCGCAGCCATTAAATTTGATGAGCAAGGTTAGGTGATCATTATGGGATTATGGACGGAATATAAGAAAAAAACGGCTGTAAAATCCACAGATACTTTTCTTGTGTATGACAACGCAGAAGGCGTAATGCAAGTTGATGGATCAAATGTAAAAGAATCCTTTAGAGATGCTACAGATACCACATTGTCACAAGCAGACACGCCAGCCGATGCAAAAGCAGTTGGGGATAGATTCGCAAAGGTTGAAAAGAAGAATGTAGAACAGGACACAGCGTTAAAAACAAAGGCCGATGGTACTGGCATAGAATTTTTCTTCGACTCAGCCAAAGGGTGCTTGGCTGCAAGGATAACAAAGTAGAGGAGGAAGGTGTATGGCTGACAAAATAATTTATCTTGCAAATTGGGAAGATGTGGAAGAATTAAAGGCTGCATCAAAAACTCAAGAAACTAATATAGTGGATTTAACAAAGGAACTTGCAAAGAAAGCAAATGGTCAGGGAATCACTTTGAGTATAAATGAAAGTGGTGGACTGAGAGTAATGTATGACGACGGAAAGTGAGGATAAAAAATGGCAGCAGTGGCAGTAGATGTGGCAATGGAGTCAACATCACAAGAAATTTTAAATCTTTTAAAAACAGTAAAAACACTAGTAACAGATGTTTCAAAATTTGATTGGAAGAATTTCTGGGAACAAACAGCAACAGACGAGGTTTTCTCAACAAAGTTTTATTACTATGAGACGAGTACCAGCCCAAACGGTGAAAAGTTGAATGCATCGGTTGGATTAACAGCTGTGCCTTCGACGGAAACTGTAAAGGGGCAGGATGATTTTGCAAATCATAGTGCCTTTCAGACAATTGATTGCAATTTTACAATTGACGAGCAGGAGAACAAAACTCCAGTGGCAATTAAAGGCGGTAACGGATATTCTGACATTGGAAAAGTAGATGTTGGAGTTATGGTTCCCTTAACTTATTGGGGCATTCAGAAATTTGACACATATTACATTGTGCATTTTGCAACGAAGCCACATCCTGAATTGGAGTGTACAACAGTTACACCATGGTGCAGCAAAGAACTCGGTTATGGTATTTTGACAAAATACTATGCAGGACAAATTGATGGAATTTTATATTCATCATCTGGAAATGCAATTTATAACTTTGTTTCAGCCCAGTCTGGAAATACTGAGCTGCAGAAGAAAGGAACAGGATATCATGGCTCTGGATCAGAGCGAACGGCATATCTGCTGTGTATGCTATGGATGAAGTATGCAACAAAAAATAGTCAGAAAGTCTTTCAAGGATGCACTTCATATAATGTGCAAACTAAAGTTGCACAGACTGGAGAAAAAGCTAATTATGTTGTAATTCCAACAGCGCAGGCAAATAGCTTTTATGTTGGCGCGACAGTATCCATCGGAGATGCAACTGGTCACACAGATAATCTAGATCGTGGACAGGCATACATGCGAAATATCGCAGATAAAGTCAAAATAACAGCTATCGAAGCAATATCTGGAACAGATAACAGTAGAGTATATGTCGGTAAGCAAAATATGACAATTACAGAAGATACATATATATCATCAATGCCATTACATGCAGGGCAAACCGACAAGGTGCTTGGAGTGGATGGATATATCAAGAATGATGGTAAACATGCATTCAAACTTGGCGGTATTGAAGATATGGTTGGTGCATATTATATCTCAATGAACGAGTTGTGGAACAAGACCACAGCAACAACGGTTGACTACTACGTTAGAGGAACTGCTGCATGGTCAAGCACTGCCGCGAACTGGACAAAAATCGCAACTGTAGATCTTGAAACAACTGATGATTTTTGGATTGGCGACATTGATATAGACTTGTCTACAGGTGTTACATGGTTCAAGAGCAAGGGTTCAGGAGATTCAGTCGGTGTTGGCGACAGACAATATAATGGTGGTGATGGAACAGGTTGGCGCGAAGCGCTAAGGCGCGGCTCTCTCGGGCGCTGGTCGAATGCCGGGTTCTCCTTCGCGTTTCTCGGGTACGGCGTGACGGTCGCTTACTGGGGCTGCGCTCTCTGCGTTTAATTCCGAACCTTTTAGGGGTGAATTTTGCACAAGCAAAAGAGGGGGCTGCCCCTCTAAATAGTATACAGAAATAATTTTAAAATAGGACTTGTCACACACGGGCGCGGCAATCTCAGGAACAGGTCGAATGCCGGATTCTCCTACGCGAATCTCAGGAACGACGTGACGAATGCGAACTGGAACTACGCTCTCTGCTTTTATATGTCTGACGGGACAAAATAGTACGTTGGTACTTAGTGTGGCATTTCGCGGATGTAATTCCGTTGTTGTGTAAGCAGCACTTAAATAGGCAACAAAAAGGGAATCGGAACGCCGACGGGCATTCCGATAACTTATGTGAAAGACATAGGTTGGGGCTAGTAGACATCCGAACGTCCCTCGGAATTTAAACGATATTTACAAAAAAGGATAAAAATACTTGAAACGTTGTTGCAAAAGAATAGATATAACTAACAGAATATTGGTTGAACGAGCAGTAAGAGATTGCATAAGCGGAAAGATGAACCGTGGGGACACTATAAGAATGTTCTCAGAGTACTCAAAGTTACCATGTGAAATCATAAAAAAGATCTGCAAAGAGCACTTCATGATGGAAGGATTGATCAATACTGTTATAGACGGTATACAACAAGAAATTATCGAAAAGAAATATATTGTAAAGCCAATTCGTTACAGACCAAGTTGATAAGTGTAACGGAAAGGTTAGAAAAATAGGAATACAAGATGTAAAGCAACAGATATACGACTATATAGCTGTATATGCAATGGAAGAATTATTCCGAAAGAAAATAGGCTTTTACCAATGCGGAGCATTAAAGAACAAGGGATGCGAATTTGGCGCAAAAGCAATTAAGAAATGGGTAGACAACCATGATATAAGATGGGGATGGCAAGCAGATATCAGGCATTATTATGAAACCATACCTAAAGGTAAATTAAAAGAATTGTTAAGGCGAGATGTAGATAACGACGATGTTATACATCTCGTTTTCTTCTTAATTGATTCGTTTGAGGGTGGATTATCAATCGGTTCATACCTTAGCCAATATCTTGCGAATTACTACATGTCATATGCATGCCATTATGTTAATGAGCAGGTATGCAAATTAAGAAAACATAGGAATGGAGCTGCTAATCGTGTCAATCTTGTATCTCATGCTTTGTTTCAAATGGACGATATACTAATCGTTTCGAAAAGCTTGAAGGATTTAAAAATGGCAGTAAAAAGATTTTCAAGTTATGTTTCAGATTTTTTAGGGCTAGAAATTAAGGAAACATCAAATTTTTTGAGATTTAGAAGGACTGCAAAGAAGGTAAGAAAAAGAGTCCACCAAAAGAAAGAAGTGCCGCTGCCATTGGCTAAAAGCTATATCGGGCGTTATGGAGCTATTAAACATTCAAACACACAACGTTTTCAACAAAAGTATCATGTCTCGGAAGATATAAAGAGATGTAAAGAAATTGTATCCACTCATGAGAGGAGATTAAACAATTATGGAAAAGATGAGATTTACGCTGCCGCAGTTAAGTGCAGCATTCTATCCGCTTGAAAAAGGAATGGATGTAGTTATTTGTACAGATGAGCAGAAGGTTACAGTTGATAGCCCAGAAAATGGCAGTGAGATAATGTACGAGTATAACGGCAATATATTCAGGACGTTTAAGCTGACGCAAGAGGAGATTATTCAGGCTCCAGAGCAATATCTTGATTACGAAGGCGATACAGAGCCAAGCGAAGAAATGACAAGATACGCAACAGAAATGATAGATGCATATACCTTGCAGCTGATCGAGGAAGGAGTACTGGCATGAGAAGTTTGGTAGAGAGTTTAAAAAGACTGTACAAAAGTGGAAAAGTGTCGGCAGAAAAGATTAAAGGAATGAAGATTCTCACAGAAGAAGAAAAAAGATACATCCTCGGAGAATAAAAAATAAAGCAAATATCTAGCACGGAGTATACCGTGCTAGAGAAAGGAAATCGTCATGTATCAGGTATCAGAAGCATTAGATAAAGTTATATCAGGCAGTGGAAGAACGTTCTACGCAAGGCTAAACGGAATATCAGAAGGAATCCAAGAGATAGTGCAAACAAATTTTTCAACTCCTGATAGCTATTTTTATGTGGGTGGAGCTACAGCTTCCAAAATAGAAGTATCTATGTTTACAAAGTCGCAAGATCTTGTAAAAGGTACGGAAGTAAGACTTGAAATCGGAGCAACAGCTGATGGCACTATAGAGTGGATACCAATGGGGTATTTTACAATAAAAGAGCAAAAAAAAGACCGAAATCTGCTTACTTTTACAGCATATGACAGGCTAGAGTCAAAGTTAGCTAAAGCGTATAAAAGCAAAATCACAAGCTATCCAGTAGAAAGTAAAGAATTTTTAACTGATATAAGCGAACAGACAGGTGTTGAGTTTGACACAAGCAAATTATCTGATAGCCTGATTATAGATAGAATATTGACGGTTAACGACCAGTCGGGAGAGAAATCATACAAAGAGCCGTTTGATGGTTTCACAATGCAGCAGGTGGTTGGATACATCGCACAACTCCATGGTACATTTGCTATATGCGATAGAAATGGAAAAGTAACATTTAGATGGTATGGAACGTTAGCAACTGATCACCCAGGAAAGATAGGTGATACAGCAGGTAGCTATTTAGAAGACCAAAACTTATCATTTATCTATAATACAATCGAATTTTTAAAAGAATCACACACATATCTAATTAAGACCAATAGATATTTTGATGATCTGCTACAATCAGAAACGATGTGCCAAATTTCAGGCATCAGCTGTGATACAGAGAACAATCATTATGAATCAGGAACAAATATAAATACAAATTTAAGCAATCCAGTAATGACACAGGAATGGCTCGATAAAATCCTTGAAAAAATAAAGGATACGAGGTATTATCCAGTGTCATTTTCGTTTATGGGAGATCCGAGACTTGACGTAGGTGATGTCGTTACAATAGTTGATGCTAAAAATAATCTTATAGATGTTCCAGTGATGCAGCACACCATTACATTTGATGGTGGCTTGCTGTCGGAAGTGGCATCCTATGGTTTTGAAGAAAAAGAGGTGAAAAGTCCATCTGAAATAGCGTTGCAACGAGTTAAAGATGATATTCTTAGCCTTCAGGAAATTACGGCAAAAAAAGCCACATTCAACCAATTAAATGCTGTAGATGCAAAGATCACGAACTTGCAGGCAAGCACAATCACGGTAAATGATGCAAATATATTATTTGCCAGACTTGATAAAGCAAATATTAAGCAGGGTTGGATAACAAGTGTAATGATTGGTGATGCGCAAATTACCAATGCGAAAATTCAGGATATGTCTGCTGATAAAATAACAGCAGGCGTTATAGATGCCTCAGAGGTTTCTATCATCAATTTAAATGCTGCCAGTATCACCACAGGCACTATTACTGGACTAGATGCATTTTTTAATAAGACCTTTAAGGTAATTAGTCCAACGTCAGATACAGAGGAATTTATAATTAGCGCAACGCCAGAAAGTGTTATGATCGGTACAAGAATGAAATCTGGTGAACTATATCTGCAAAAAGCAATGATAAGCATTGGCGATGAAGATATGGCTATAACAACAAAAGGCTATTTACGTTTAACTGGTTCACAACACCTAAGCCTTACATCAGCGAATGATATAGTGTTATTTCCTGGTGTGTCAAATGATGATAAAAATGTATACATCAACGATGGCTCAACCAATAACGCAATATTGCATGTTGGAAACTTTGAAAATTTAATAACAACAGTTGAAAATTCCAGAAACTCAAAAAAATTGAGCGGAATGGAAATAGTTGATTCCTCAAAGAATATTTCGAACGCAATTCCGTGGATTGACCAGACTGGTGTGATGGAGATTGGAAAATATTTGGATTTTCACGAGTGGAACGCAGATAATACTGATTTTAGCGCTAGGTTGGAAGTTTTTGAAAAATCGTTAAGAATAACCGCAGGGATAACTACTGCGTTAGACCTTAATGGAGTTGGGAGTGCATCATACATAAAATTTAGTGGAAGCGGAACGACGCTAGGATGGATTGGCTTAAACAGGAAAGATGGATCACTGATGTTGTACGACAGCAACGAAAAAGAATATCGCATATTAGACGAGACATCTATATCGTTTGGAACAGCAGAGCCGATTAGCAATGGAAGAAAAGGCGATATCTATATTCAGACATCTGATAGTGGAAATGGATGGAAAAAAGCTGTTGCAATTTATTATTATTCCAACTGAAATGATAGGGAACACCCTATCATTTCAAATTATTAAGATAAGAATCTTTTCTCTCACAAACAGATTGCTTTGCTTGCTGTATTGATTCTTCTAAATGTTTCAAGTCAGGCTCTATAAAAGCGTCTTTAACCTCGCCACGTGCCTGCCGAATCAGAAAATTGTCGAGATATGCTTGAGCTGACGTTATACGGTCAGCAAGCGGCAACTTGTTCAATGCTGTAAGCATATCAAGCTGTGCGTGCCAATCAGAGCCGGTATCGCAAAAGACATTGTAATACAGACGTTTCAGATACGCAGCGTCTTCATGCTTTAAGTATTCCTGCAGAGCAGACAGTGTCTCGCTATCTTTTTTAGGGTGATAAATACGTTCATACTTATTAGGGTCATAGATAGCCATAAGACATTTTTCTGCATCGACACCACATCTGTCAAACCACTCTAGCAGCGCTGGGAAATCTGGTGCACCAAGACCATTCTCCCAGTTTTTTATTGTTCCTACGCTCTTTCCAAGTGCTTTTGCCAAATCCATTTGTGACAATCCTGCATTTTTGCGCACATAAATTATAACTTTTATAAGTCGTTCAGTATCAGCTACTCGATTTCTCATGTCAAAAACCACCCTTCATATTCGTTCAAAATGTCATTTTTACAATAAATTGTACTTTAGCAAAAACAAAAAGTATAATTTATTGGCTACATCAAACAAAAGGTAAAGCCAAAGTTTTCTGGCACTTAAAAGTTTGGAAAATAGCTAAAAAACTTTGACCGAAAAAAATGTGAACAAAGTCAATACAATTGTAGTCACCAGTGCTATTATCTATACCATAGCAGAAAAGAGAAAGGAGGCTACTAATGATGACAGTTTACAACTGCAAAGTAACAGAGTCAATGGTTAATTTTGCCATTATTCATGGTAAATTACTAGACAATTTTACAACATTAGACTGCTTGGAAAGTGATTTTTGTTCAAACACCATCGAGACAAGCCGCCTAAGTGGAGTAAATGATGAAATACCAATAGCCGTTGCAAAGAATAAAATCGGAACTTTGAAGCGTCAGGATGAAGTGACAGTGATCGGAGAATGGCGAAGTAAGAATTATTACACCAGTGACGGCAAAAGGCATGTACAGCAGTACTTTCTGGTCCGTGAAATCAAAGTAGAAAGTGGGGAACATCGAAACCAAATTACATTGACTGGGTATTTATGCAGCAAGCCGATATATCGCACAACACCATTAAAAAAGGAGTTATGTGAGCTTATAGTTGCTGTAAATCGTTCATATGGCAAGAGTGATTATTTGCATTGTATTGCTTGGAATCAGCTTGCTCGAAAGGCATCAAATTTAAAGGTTGGAGACAAAATTAGACTGTCTGGAAGAATCCAGAGCAGAACTTATATCAAAAGAGAACATGAAACAGAAATGGTTAAAGTTGCATACGAAATTTCTGTGGATACAATTGCAAAGGAAAGGTGATTATATGTGTGATGTGGTTAGACGTTTTTTAGATAGTATTGCAGAGCTAAAAGGCAACGAATATGTAAAAAGAGCGATTACATATATGTCCACGTTCATTCCAGAAGGAAAACGTAACGAAATGGAATTGCTTGATTTCTTATATCAGTTAACAGACAGAGACGATGTAAAGGAATATCGCTGTGAGCTGATCGCGCAGACAATGACGAGAGAATAGAAGAAAGAGAGGACAATGAATGGTAGAAAGCAGAACTGAAAAGGAGATTGATGCAGATGTTGAAGAAGCAATGAAACGGTATTATATGAAGAAGATAAAAGAAAAGTTAAAAACAGAAGACAGGCTTTCAAAGCTGAAGATCGTTTATTACATCTTAGTTAGAGAATAAAGGAATGGGAACCCGTGATTAGGTTCCCGTTCTTCTTATTTTTCTGCGTTTTTAATTTTTACATTATGCAGCGCATCTTTAGATTGCTCTAAAAGTTTAGAACCATTTTTCCAGGCATAAGATATCTCGATAGACTCGTCCCAACCGCTAAACGAAGAATCAAACGTATCAGCTATTTCATCATGAACGGAAATAATATAATTATCATTTTCCCAAATCAAATATTGCATATCCGTGTTATTTGAACTCTTTTCGATTGTATAATTTTGTGAAGGCTCCCCACATACTTTTCTGAACTTTTCTGCAAATTCTGCAAGTGTTCCTAACGAACCTTCAACTCTATAATTAACTCCATAAAGAAGCGCTTTTTCACTGTCGTAATCAATATATCCATCGTCTGTGGTTTCGAAGACAAAATACATAACAAGATCGATTAGATCGTGGCCTTCAAACTCAAAACTGTAGTTCGAATCACGTAACAAAAGTTTATTTGATGAAGCACGTAAAGTAACTTTACTAGAAGAGTCACTAGTAACTTTGTTGAATCCCTTGATAATACTATCTGGACTCATTTCTTCATATGTTATTCCGCTTAGCTCTAAATCAGGAAGCATCTGCTTTACAGAAGCAAAATCAGCTCCCCAAGGAATGTTATCGAATGATATCTCCCAACTTTGAGAATCGTCGCTTGTGCCTGACGTGATTTCACTTTCTGCTGAGATAGTACAGTCCTGTGAATTAGCCTTTGCAGTTGAGTCACCAGAACACGCTGACAGCATAAATGTTTGCAAAGCGATACACCCACATAAAGTTGTAAATATAATCTGTTTCTTCATATTTCAATCTCCTTTAACGATTTGGATTAAGATTATATAAACAGTATAGACAACAGCAGAAAAAATATCAACAAGAAGATACATATTTTGCAATAAAACAAGCAATGGGCATCCATTTCTGGATGCCCACCATTTGGCTTACTCAGGATTGCTTTTCACTTTTGGTGCCTGGTGGAAAGATGATATCTTTTCCTGCAAGAAGAGTATCAAGCACTTGTTCCAATTTCTCCCAGTCTGAATCCTTCATTTGCGCAAGATAAAGGATTAGACGTTTTTTGAAATTTTCATCGCCTGTTATTGCAAGCGTGCTAAGAAATGACTCAATCTCTTCTGATGGTGTAATGTCATTAAACATATTGCCTTCTCCAGTAAGGAGCCAAGTTTCATTGACAGCATATTCCTTGCAAATGTTTGTGATAACAGGATTTGAAGGAACAATTCTTCCACTTTCATATTGAGCTATCGTATTACGCGCAACACCAATTTTAGAGCCAAATTCCTCTTGCGTCATTCCAAGCTCCTGCCTTAATAATTTAAATCTTGTTTTCATTGCATTTTTCGCCTCCTTTCACTTTGCATTGTACCACATAACAATAAAGAAGTCAAATAAAAAAGTCTGTAAAACAACAAAAAATATAACAAAAACAACAAAAAAAGTCTTGACAATGTAATGTTAAAGACGTATACTGTTCTCAGAAACAACAAAAAGCACATTGAAAACTAAACAGAAAGGAGTCGAAACATGGAACTCTTGAGAATTAACTACGAGTCAGAGCAGCCGACTGTATCGGCAAGAGAACTACATGAGGGATTGGGTATCAATACAAAGTTTTCTACATGGTTTCCACGTATGTGTGAATATGGTTTTGAGCCAGAAAGAGATTTCAAAAAGTGCTACCCAAATTTGGGTAGCGGTTCCAATGGAGGTCAAAATGCAACTGACTATCAAATCTCCATCGACATGGCAAAGCAGATCTGTATGATTCAGCGCACTGACAAGGGCAAGCAGTACCGCCAGTACTTCATTGATCTCGAAAAGGCATGGAATACACCAGAACAGGTGATGGCAAGAGCCTTAAAGATTGCCAACAACGAGATTGATAAGCTCAAGGCAGAGAACAAGGTACTGATTGCAGACACAGAGCGCATGAAGCCAAAAGAAATCTTTGCGGATGCAGTGGAGTCTAGCAGGACCTCGATCCTGATTGGAGACATGGCAAAACTGATTTGCCAGAATGGCCATGAGATCGGGCAAAACAGACTCTTTGAGTGGATGCGTCAAAATGACTACCTAATTAAATGTGGCGGTAGTAAAAACATGCCGACACAGAAGGCGATGGAACAGAAACTCTTTGAAGTTAAGGAGCGTACCGTTGTGAATCCGGACGGAAGTGTCAGAATCACAAGAACAACGCTTGTAACTGGAAAAGGGCAAATCCACTTTATCAACAAGTTCGCCAGGATGAAGGCAGAAATGATAGCAGAAGTTACATAAGAAAGAAAGGAACAAACAATGCTTGATATCAACAAGTTTGTAATACTTAAAGATTGCATGTACTACGAGGGAATCCATAAGTATTACATATTCCAGTTTGATAGTGCATACACACTACTTGCTGACACAAACAGAGCAATCTTGTACAGAGCAGAAAGCTTTGCTGACATGATTAGCTACATTGAAAGAACGGAAACATGTAGAAAGGAGGTGCAGGCGTGATGACAGATAAAAAGGAAAAGCCTAAGACATACCGTTTTTTGACAGAGCAGAAAAAGCGCACTTTGAAGAAGTTGAGCGAAGTGACAAATAGCTGCTCCAGTATCCAGAATAACTATTTGCTTGGCTGGATCGAAAACACGGTCACAACATCGTAAGCAAAAAAGAAAAGCTGCAAATACAAATTAAGAGAGGTGATAAAAGATGTTCTGGATGACTAAAAAGATGCCAGATAAGACCGCAGGCTATCTGCTGTGTACAATTAGATGGGGTGAGACTAGACTTACCCATGAGTATTATTGGGGACCAGACCCAAAGAACAGATTTAGATGGTGGGTTTCGAAAGAAGCTTGCCAGGCAAATTTGCCAGACGGTGGATTTGAAGATTCAGGCTATGAAATCGTGGCTTGGGCTAGAATGCCTGAGCCATACAGAAAGGAAATGTATGAATCTAAGAGAAATAATATTGCCGCGTTTGAGCGGAGAAATGAGCAAAGACACGGAGCTGCTGAAAGAAACAGCAAAGCAGGGCGACATTGTTGTGCTGAATGTAAAAATGCCAGATGGAACACCAACAACAGTAAGCGCGGCGATTAAAGCAAAGTACCCACACGTGGTACATATGCAGTATCAAACCGCAAAGGGATATACCGTAAACACATCGTTTGCTTGGAAGAAGCTGTTAATGATAATGCTAAATCCAAACAACATTGAAGACAACGAAGAAGGAGAGTGATCAACAATTTTTATTTATCATGGGGAAAGCAAAGAGCAATTGCTTGAAACAGCAACACGGCTGCTTCCATGTTTAACAGAAGAACAGCTTGCCTACATTATTGGAATGGAGCAGGCAGAGGAATATAAAGAAAAGGAAGGAGCGAAGGAAGATGATAAATCTGTACTTTGATGCGGAGTTTACAGGATTGCATAAAGACACAACCCTAATAAGTATTGGAATTGTATCTGCAAGCGGTGAATCCTTTTACGCAGAACTTAATGATTTTGCAGATTATCAGATTTCACCTTGGATTAAGGAAAATGTATTGTCAAATACAGTGGTAAAGGGCGAGAACAAGGAGCTTGCAGAGCTGCTAGACAAGGAAAACACCGTATTTGTGGTTGGTAGCAAATATGAGGTACGAGAATCACTTCTTGAATGGCTTAAGCATTTTGAGAGTGATATTCAATTTGTGTCAGATGTATCTCATTACGATTTTGTTTTACTGGTTGATCTTCTGGCAAGTTCCGCATTAGAGCTTCCTAATTACATATCAGCAAGTTGTCACGACATCAATCAGGATATTGCAAGAGTGCTAACAATTTCTGAAAAGGAAGCGTTTGATTTATCACGCGAACAACTCTTAACAAAGCTGGGAAAGCCACTTCCCAAAGGGGTAAAACACAATGCGTTGTATGATGCCAAGATCATTCAGGCGATTTATCGCCAGCTCCAATAAGCCTATGAAGCTAACAGAGGAGCAGCGGTTAGAGCTGATTGGACATATCTGTAGAAGAGTGGATGCAATAGCGCCAAGGTCTGGAAGGACGGCAACAGAAATTAAAAGAGCTAGGCAGAAAGCCATGAAAGGGTTGATCCAGAGCTTTTCAGACGAATTTGGCGTAAGGGCAGAGCGCTTATGGAAGCAAAATGAAACATTGAAATTTAGAGGGTGTAGCTTATACGACTTACACGAGTTCATAGATTGCTACAATCCGCCAGAGAAGAAAAGAAAGGAAAGCAAGAATGGTTGTAGTGAACAGTGGAGAAAGTTACCTCGGCGCAGAAATCCGCGAATGGTGCAGCCACTGCAAGGAGCAGGATGCGGTAACGGTAAATGCAAAGTATTACAGCGGTTTCAGAGAGCCGAATGATGGAGCGTTCTACTTTGTTGAGAAAGATGGAGAAAACATTTCAAAATATAGAGTTGTGCGCGATTTAGTCAAGTCGCCACGACTATAAGAAAGGAGACAGACATGAGCAAAGAACTTGAAGCTGCAAGAGCATTGGTAAAAATGCTTGAAGAAAGAGAGCAGAGTAACAAGGTTGAATTGGCTAGCTTAATGCCTGGAGAGACATTTCTTGTCGGAGAAAGGGAATGCATTGTTCTTGAACAATGCGAAGGAATAACCAAAGTTATCACAAAGGGCTATCTAGCGAAAGTGAGAAGATTTGCATATGACACAGCAGATTACAAGGCATCCGAGTTAAAAAATTATATTGAGGGTGAAATCCAACCGGCTATTGAATCCGAAATCGGAGCCGAGAATCTTGTAGAACATTGCGTAAATCTAACAACTGTAAACGGTCAGGATGACTACGGAGCGCTTACCTGTAAAGTAAGACCGCTGACCTTTGGTGAGGTTAGAGCGTATATCAATTTGCTTGTTAACAAAAAGTTGAGTAGACAGTGGTGGACTTGTACAGCATGGAGCGGTCTGCATTGTGACTACAATAATTCTATAGCAGTTGTTCGCCCATCTGGCTATGTCAACAGTAGCTACTGCTGTGAAGGCAATAATGTTCGCCCAGCTTTTATCCTAAAATCCAACATCTTTGTATCGAAAGGAAAATAAATGGCTGAATTGACATTAGAAGAACTGCAACAACAGTTCAATGATCTAAAGAAAAGAGTAAATATCTTAGAAGGCAATTCAAAAAGAAAAATTGATGTTGAGCCTAAAGCAGGTAATCAGTTCGAACTTGCAGGGCTAAAATGGAAAATCCTTGATGTTCTTGATTCGGGTTGCATGTGCCTTGCAGAAAAATCAGAGTTGATGAGATTTGATCCAGACATAAATGACTGGAGAATCAGTGAACTACGTCAGCATCTGAATAGCGATCTCCTTGAAAAAATAGAAAATGAAATTGGAGAGGGGAATGTTATTGAATTTGAAAGGGATTTACTGTCTGTTGATGGACAGAATCAATACAGAGCATGTAAAGACAAGGTTTCGCTGCTTACTCTTGACGAATACAGAAAATACAGAAGCCTGATCCCAAACGAAGGGTATTGCTGGTGGTTACTTACTCCATGGAGTACGCCGTGCAACGAATATTATATGTGGACTGCCGTTGTTCTTTCGTCCGGCTACGTCGACATCTACGGTTGCTACGGCAGGTGCGGCGTTCGTCCAGTTTGTATCTTTTCTCCATCAATCTTTGCAAAAGAAATTAAACAGTAAAAATTATTAAAAGGAGAAAGCTAATGAGTAATTATGTAAAAGCCCGATACGAGGGCAATAAAAGAAGCTATTGCTTTGCAGCAGAGGAAGATTTAAAGCCTGGAGACGAAGCGGTAACTCCAAACGGCACAAAAGTCACAGTAGTAGATGAGCCAGTAGACCTTTCATGGATAGAAGCCTATGGAAGAAACAATATCAAGACACTTAAAAGAGTGCCAGAAAACAATGAAATTGAACAAGGAGAATAATTATGAGTGAGAGATTTGAGATATGTGCCGGAGAACGTATAAGAATGATTGCTATTAAAGACAATCAAACCAAAAAAATGGGATTGAGACTTTTCAAAAGTAGAGATGATCTTAGTTTTTTGGAAGCACTCAGAGACGCTGCGCAGGAATTACTAGATGTATTAAAGGCTGACAAGAATAATGACACAGACAGTGCAGAGGACACAGAGCCGGAGCAGGAAGAGAAAAAACAGCCAGTTCCTTACAATGGTACAGTAGAAGTTGTAAAAGGTGATGACAAGCTTTTTCCAATAGGGTTGAAGTTTAAAGTGGTACAAGGCAAAATATCATATTTTTCAGGCGATTTAGCAAAAGACGCTGTCGCACTCGTAATGTTTAGCAGTTTTACACTTAAATCATTTAAGGAATTGAGTGAGTTATTGAACAAGATACATATCAAGGTTAAGGAAGTCAAGGAGGACAAGGAATAATGGCAGATACAGCAATTGTAGAGAGCGGAAAGCAGGCTGTGCAGCAGGCGACAAAGAGAGTAACCGATTATAGTCTTGGAATTTTTGGAACAAGCGATAATTTCATTATGGCTATGCAGATGGCAAAGGCACTGGCTGAATCTACAATTGTTCCGGCTATATATCAGAAGAATCCATCAAACTGTTTAATCGCCATTGAAATGGCGCAACGAATGGGCGCGAGTGCAATGATGGTTATGCAGAATTTATATCCTATTCAGGGTAGACCGTCTTGGAGTTCACAGTTTCTTATTGCAAGAATTAACAACAGCCACAAATTCGACATGGAGCTACAGTACGAGGAAACAAAAGACAAAGACGGAAAGCCTTTTTCTTGTACCGCCTGGACCACCAAAGACGGCAGACGAGTTGATGGTATGACAGTTGACATGCAAATGGCAAAGGATGAAGGATGGATTGCAAAGAACGGTAGTAAGTGGAAAACAATGCCACAGCTCATGCTTAGATATCGTGCTGCTTCATTTTTTTCAAGACTTAATTGTCCAGAAGTTGCAATGGGACTTTATACAAAAGAGGAAGCAGAGGACAATGATTTTGAAGAAAATACAAGTGAAAGTTTGCAGGAACAGATGGAGAAAGATATTTCAGAAAACGCAAATTCACAGGTATTTGAAGAACCAAATGAGCAGAATAAGGAAGCAAACAAAGATGCTTTGCCACCTTTTATGTCTGCCTGATCAGGAGATAGCCTATGGATGAAATCAAATGGAGAATAGAAGGGATTTTCAAAGCCAATGCTGCAAAGTGTCTGGATGAAATCGGAAGAGATGCAGAGATAACGCCAGAACAAGTACTTGAGAAAGCAAGAGACGAACAGTCAGAGCTGCACAAGTGTTTTGAATGGAACGATAGCATAGCGGCGGAGAAATATCGCTTGCAGCAGGCAAGACAGCTTATCCAGTTCTTTGTAGTTGTACCAAAACAGGACAACAAACCACCTATTAGGCACTTCCAGATCACAAGTCAGAGAAATGTGTATATGCCGACAACACATTTCACAACACAACCTGACGAGTATCGGAAGTTGCTGCAGAGGGCTTACGCAGAGCTGAGAAGTTTTCAAAATCGGTATAAGTCGCTTTCTGAGTTAGAGAGCGTCTTTGAAGAAATCGACAAGATAGCCGTCTAAACAGTTTTAATGCTTAATTCGAGTGTTCTGTGGATGGTGTAACGGTATGCACCATCCGAGAAAAGAAATGGCTCATATATCAGCACATAACAGGACACGACATGACATAACACAACATCACACGACATCGCATTTCATGTTGTCTGCAAGTGTTACCAGAACACTTAAAGTTTTCACTTGAGATGCGGCATAAGCCGCACAACATCACACAACAACACAGAACCGCACACTACAAGACAGTACACTACACAACATCATAACGCTTGTACCACATCTCAAGCGGAAGCTTAGACTAAAACAAAAAAGGAGAACACAAATTATGGCAAAGAAGGAAGAAACACAGTTTATCGAATTAAAGCCGTTAAGCATCAAGCAGGCAAGAATTACTATTGCAGGTGATGGAGATTTGGTACTCAACAAAATGAATGACTGTAACGCTAGAAAGTTGACCGACGAGAGAAAGAACAAGGCTAAGGACACAGCAGCTACAAATGTATGGGAAGAAGTGATCACCTCTATGCACTGGTATGGTGGAAAGCCTACAGACTTCACAGAGGAAGGTTTGAGAGAAGCACTGACCAACAATGCACCGTGCATTACGGCATTTGGCTTGAAAAAGTCATTTGGACAGGCTGTTGTACAAAACAAGATTGACACTTACGCAACTAAGTTCAATGCCGCTGTAAATGTCATTGCAAAGGGCAATCTGGTTCCGATCAAGTTTGCAGAGCACTTTATTGATGAAAAGCTTATGTCACCAAAGAAAGGTGCTCCGGTACTTGTACGACTGAATAGATTCAGCGGATGGAGTGCAACATTCACCATTCAGTATACAGAGAATGCGTATTCTCTGGAACAGATATTAAATGTTATTCGCCTTGCAGGTTTTGGAAACGGAATTGGAAGCGGAAGAACTAGCGGTTACGGTCGTTACCATATCGAGAGTGTGGAGGGATGAACGCAAGAGAGGAGTTTTTTAGATGATTCTAACGTGTTTAGCCAGCGGCAGTTCTGGTAATTGCTATGTTTTAAAGGATAGCAAAGGCAAGATGCTTCTTCTTGATGCAGGAATCCCGATCATGAAGATCAAAAAGGGATGCAGCTGGAAGGTATCTGATATTGTTGGATGCGTTATTACACATAAACACAGAGATCACTCGGAAGCAGTAAGTGATTTGGAAGAAATGGGAATCCCAGTCTACAAACCTTATGAAGATAACTCCTATATCGGCGGATATGATGAATTTAGAATTGTATCAGTTCCGATGAATGATGTGCATGGACGCTTCAAACATACCGATGTAGACGGTACAGAGTGTCCGTGCTATGGTTTCATCATCGAGCATCAAGAGATGGGGCGAATGCTCTACATTACTGATACAGAGTTTGTAAGGTGGCGATTTAAGGATATTGACCATATATTAGTGTCTTGCAATTACCAAAAGAAGTACATTTCAGAGGATGTCACTGGTAAACGATTGCATGTCATTAAGGGGCATATGGAGCTAGAAACGTGTGCAGACTTCATAGAAGCTAACACAACAGACGCACTCCAGAACGTCATTATTTGCCATTTAAGCGCAAATAATGCAGCGCCAAAAGAAATGGTCACAAGAATAAAAAAAGTCGCAGGAATGGCAAATGTGGACGTTGCAGAAGCAGGTAAGACCTGGCAATTGTTTAATTACGAAACATGTCCGTTCCTGTAAGAAAGGAAAGCAAATGAGCAATAAAGAAGTCTTGAAGATATTAAAGAAGAAACTTGATACTTGCACCAGAGCAACTGAGCAAGCCTTGAAGAAAAAGGACTACAAGGCAGTTGAAAAATCAATGAGAACCGCGTTTGTATTCATGAAGGCACATAGCGCTCTTAAAAAGCAGATTCCACAAAAACTGGTTATTCTAGCAGACAAGAACGCATGTAGCTGCTCTGTATGTGGAAACATCATAAGTGATTGCCTTGCTTCCTATTGTTCAAAATGTGGACAGAAGATTGATTGGGAGGATTGTTAAATGTCTATTGCAAAAAGTGATGAAATCAAAAACCTTTTGGTTAGCAATAGTGAATTGATGGTTGCGGTAGCATATCCACATACCTATTGTCGTGTAGTACCCCTACAAACGGCATGTGAAATAGTCAACAATATTCTCGAAAACAGAGACATGCATAAAACAATTGCAGAAGAACCAGTCATCTGTGCATCAAACGAAAATGTATACGAATGGTATTGCCCGACATGTGGCACACGGTATGAATCAGAAGCAGGAGTTTGCGTATACTGTCCATACTGCGGACAGAAGATAGATTGGAGCGATTATGATTCTGAATGAAATTTTAAAGCTTATGAAATGCTTTCCTGGTAGCAGTATCAACAGCGATGGATACTTGCTCTTAAACAAGCAGCGTTCTGGTTTTTCAGTAGCTGACATTGAGAGCGAAGAAGATCTTAAATGTAAATTGCTTGAATATGTGTCAAGGGACGCTTGCAAAACAATGGTTTATCAGCAGCACGTAAGGAACGTAAGATTCTGGAATAGAACCCGAAAGAGTATAAACCAGTATCTGCAGACAAATTTTTCTGACGATGACATGCTTGATATATACCAGTACTTAGGCAACGGCATCAGGCACAAGCTCACCAAAGAGTTTGCGCAGGGTGGATATGATCTAAAACTGATAAAGGAGGATTTGAATGGATGAGATTAAGATCGGAACTCCTGTCTATCACGTAGAGGAATACCGATTAAGCAACTATGAATTAAAGCAGAAAGGATTCGAAGGGTTCGACAACTACGGACTTGAAGTTGTTGAATCGGTTGTTATAGCCGTGACAGACACACATTTTGATACGATAACCGAAAAACGTGACATCGGAAGCAATACGAATAATATACATCATTGGGAGAGATTAGCGCTTGGAAGGGCAGTATTTCTGAGCAAAGAAGAAGCTGCGGAAGAAGCTGATAACCGTGCGCATAATATCCAGTTAGGATATCACTGTTCAAAGTTTAGTCAGCGCCCAATGTATAAGAATTGGCTACACTGGCAAGATGCAGCTAAGGCAAAGACACCCAAAAAGCAAACAGGTTATAGATCAAACTTTGTTGCAAAAAAAACTACACTTCCAGAGGAGCTTTACATTGCCTGGAGGGACGGAAAACTAACTGGACCAGAAGGTGCAAAGAAGATAGGCGTTTGCGTTACAACTTTTGAAAGGTACGCGAGAGAAGAACTTGCGAAGAGAGGCGATAGGCATACAGTCAAGACAGGTAACAAAGTACCACCAAAGCCTTTGCCGCCAATGTTTGATGATTGCTTTGAACAATGGAAGCTCGGATTGCTCTCAGGCGAAAAGGCAGCTAGACAATGTGGGATATCACATACAACATTCCGTAAATATGCAAATATACGTTTGAAAGAGATTGGAGAGCAGAGGAAGGGAATCCAGAGAGGAGTGATTCTTCCACCAAACTTTACAGACGTATATCTGGAATGGGAACAAGGAGATATTGGATACAACGAAGCTGCAAAGAAATGCGGTCTTGAATACTACACATTCAGATACTACGCAGAGAAAAGATATAACGAAAGGATGGACGCAGGAGTATTCCAATATTAAAAGAAAGAAGGGCTTAATGAAAATTTATAAAAACACGTGTGCAAGTCGTCCGTACTATTTTGTAAGAACTGGTTCAAAACCCAAATCATACAAAAACGAGTCGCCTACAAGCACCGGATATATTATACAGCTTTGGGCTGGAAAGTGGATATGTGAAAAAGGTGAAGCTTACAATGCTTCAATTAAGAATGACTTTATTTGCGTTGTAGACAACAAAGAATCTGCAAATGATTTTATTGATAATGCAATTATCAATGCAGTCTTGAATTTGATCCCCAGAGTAAGAAAGAGGGATAAGGATGAGGGCTTAAAAGCAGCACAGCGTCTTTTTCTAACATGGATTAGTGAACATCCAGATAAATTGGCACAATTAAAGGAGATTGTTACTCCAAAAGATTTTAGTGATCCTCTTTATCGTGAGATTGCTTGTGTTGCGTATCACCATATTGAACATTGGGGACATGTTGTTCCGGAACTTCTTATTACACATTTTGATAAAAGTGAATATCAGGAAATTGAAAAAATCTTTGATGCAGAATTGCTACGGGATGAGCCGGGATCGCACAAAACAAGAGGAATACGCGAATGCGTGATTCGTTTAAAGCGTCACAGCCTGCAAGAAGAAGCTGATACAACAGACGACATTAAACGTCTACAAGAAGTGATGGAACAGCTAAAAGGGCTGGATCACTTAAATATATCTTTTTAGGAGAATAAAACATGAAGAAAAATCAGCAAGCCTTACTGGCTAAAAAGCTTATTTTTTATCAGGCCATGACAGAAAAAGACAAAAAAGATTTTCTTGAATCTATACAAACAATGTTTAAACCGAAGATTAAGGAAATAAGAGCAGAGGAAGAACTTATGTATACCCTTACAAGACAGAGGGAGCTAGGAACAAGAAAGAAAAGAATCAAGCTTTAAAGGAGGTTCAGTATGAACAAAGTAATTTTAATGGGTAGACTTACCCGTGACCCAGAAGTGCGTTACTCACAGGGCGCACAGCCCCTTGCAATCGCCAGATATACATTGGCAGTAGATCGCAGAGGTAGCAAGCAGGGCGAACAGTCAGCAGATTTTATCAACTGTATAGCGTTCGGAAAGAGTGGCGAGTTTGCCGAGAAGTATTTGCATCAGGGAACCAAGATCGTTGTCACAGGTCGTATCCAGACCGGAAGCTACACAAACAGAGACGGTCAAAAGGTCTATACAACTGATGTGGTTGTCGAGGAGCAGGAGTTCGCAGAGAGCAAAAAGAATACGCAGCCAGCTCCAGAACCAGCACCTGCAGGCGGATATGAAGGTTTTATGAATATTCCAGATAATGTGGAAGACGAAGGAATACCGTTTAACTAAAAAAGAAGGGAGAGGTTTGAGATGATTATTGTAAGGCAGGATAGAAACGCCTTTTACAACTGGGACAATGTAGTTGACATTTATATTAGCCAAATTTCAAAAACTGAAATACTATTGGATTCTACTGCAACCTCAAAAGAACCGCTTGGCGATTATAAGAACGCAGAAAATGCCAAGGCTGCATTTGAGAAACTTATAGAGAACATTTCAAAAGAGATTCCACTTGTTGTTGTGCGAACCGATGAAGAAATTGATAAAAGCATTCACCGGGGGACAGAATCAAGCTCAGAAGAGGAATAGGGAAGAAAATCAAGCGGAAGGAGGAGAAATATTTGAAAGCGATTAACGAACAAATTACATCAGTTTGTGGCCGAATGCCCATTGAGATTACTGATTTGGTTGCCTATGTCGATGGAAGCTACGATCAGTCCACCAAGCGTTTCTCCTATGGAATGATAATATTGGAAAATGGCGAAGAAAAAACCTTTAACAAAAGCTTTTCTGATCCAAGCCTTGCAGGTATGAGAAACGTAGCAGGTGAGATCATGGGAGCTAGAGCTGCGATAGAGTATGCCATCAAAAACGATAAGAAGCGACTTATTATACGTTATGATTATGATGGAATAGCAAACTGGCCACTTGGAAAATGGAGTGCAAACAAAGAAGCAACAAAGTCATATGTAAAATTTGTAAGAGAGGCTGTGCAAAAAGTTCAAATCACCTTTGAGAAGATCAAAGCGCATTCTGGAGACAGGTATAATGACTATGCTGACAAGCTTGCAAAACAAGCATTAGGGTTGGCTAAGTAGGAGGAAGATATGAGCAGAAGTAAAATGTATGGAATAAGGAGTGATTATACGGGAACGGTGCTTTTTGAATATCCTAATTCATGGCTTTTCTCCCCCAATATATGGGAAATGCTGCCGAATAAATATATTCCAGACTACATCGAGACTCCGTATGGATACAAGCTAATGATTATTGAACCGCATTATGGCCCCAAAGTGTGGTCAAAAACAAATGAAAAGGTTAATAATTGTGATAATACACCAGATAGAGTATGTTGGGAACTTTCTAATCAGAGCATTTTTCCTACCAATGACAAAGACTTAATAGCGGATTCGATTATTAAGTTTATGGAGCAGAATATCCAATATCTGGAAGCTTCAAAACCAGAGAATATCATTAAACGTTTTTCGGAAATTGCGAGTAACATTAGGTCTATTGATGAAAAAGAGTATCCGTATTTTGTTTTTAAAAATACTACCTGTGATGATGGAGTGGAGAACTGGTTTGAAAAATACGATGAGGAGACCGGGGAATACATTGAATGCTCAATGATTCAAAACAGCGATCACTTTCTGGCAGAATTTGTACTTTTCAAGGATGGAAAGATTGATAAATTCGTAAGCAACGAGGATTATTTTAAAGAAAAAACTATGGCGGAGGTATAAAAATGTCAATAGTATCAAGCTACGCATTAAAGGATAAGAAGTGCATTTCGGTAAATATTTACAGTATCGACGCAGCTGTAATTCTTCATGATTTCCTTATTAAGGCAGCTAGCAAAGGAATGGAAGAAGGAAAATTTTTTGAAGCGGAAGTGGCACTTCACAATGCAAATGAGCTTACAGCAGCCATGGAAGAAGCCTTTGAGCTTTGAGGAAGAATCCAATGGATAAAGAAGGATGGTGCAGACCTAAAGTATGGCGCCAGTATATATTTGGCGATCAATGTTGGATAAGTTGTTTGCCGCAGCAAAAATGGCAGTTTAAGCGTAAGGAAGGAGGGGAAGTTACCATTTTTAGTGAAAAGCGTCATATCGACTTTAAAATAGCAGAAGAAGAATTTAAAGCGCGTTGGTTAGAAATTGAGGTGAAAGGGAAATATGATAAATTTGCCACAGAACGATTATCTCACGATTGAGAAGGACGGTCGCACTTATTGTTGTTGCACATTGCGTCAGAAGGTGCGCCATACAATTGGACTTGATTATGCCACACGAAGAACGCTTTATAAACGCAATGGAAAGATGTATTTCAAGCCCACCAGAAATTACTTCAATGGCAAAGATGAGGAACTTGAAAAGCTTGTTGATGCAGGTTACATGGAAAGCAGAAGATGTGGAATAGCAAAGGAAAGCACCACATACTTCTTCACAAACGAGGGGCTTGATTGGCTAGAAGAACAGTTGCATATCACAATCAGGAGGCGAAAATGATAGAAATATATAAAAATCTATTTATAGATCACCATTGCTTTTTTGTAAAACTCGGGCGTAGACCCAAGCCATGCAAAAGTGAGCCGAGTGCAAGTATTGGATTTATTGTAGAACAGCAAGATGGCAAATGGACATGTGGAGCAGGCCGTTATTACGATGATACGATCAAGCACGATATGGTTCTGATTGCAAAGAGCGAGGAAATTATTGAACAGGCTATCATTAGTGCCGTACTCAATGCGTATAGAGAAAGTTCTGGATATGACCTGGGTTCAGAAAGTAAGGAAGGTGCAGCCAAATGAATAAAAGACAGAGAAAGAAGCAGTTTAAGAAACTTTATGGCATGAATCCAAAGCAGTATCAGCAGGCTATGCAACTGGTATCGCTTGAAGAACCATTGGAAAAATTTATGGATTCAGAAACAGCTACATTTACAGATTTGGGGAGTTGCTTTGAAAGAATTAAAGATGGACTGCAAAAATCAGTTTCTGCTTTGGGAAAATTGAGCTGCGAATCGTTCTATTTTTGGGTAGAGCAAATTGAAAAGGAGCTGAAAAAACGAAGATAAAAATGAAGTTTGAACGAATCAAAAGCACGACCTACTATTGCTGCCCGATTTGTGAAGAAAATTCTACTAACCGAGCGGAAATAGAAATACACTTTCATGAAGCTCATCAGGTTAGGGTTAACAAATTTATCCGCTGTGGCATCTGCGGACAAGGTTGGAGTGTAAGGAGATTTGGTGAAGAAGCAGCTCAAAGATTAGCGGAACAGTGCTGTCAAAGCCACATTGATGTTGGCAACGCGGATCAAATAGCAGCACAATCATATTTTGCTTCACATGGTTGTGTTGGATATGTAAAAAGTGTGGAAGGAGGATGTGAGGAAAAATGATTTTTGTATTTGAAAAAGATAAAAGAGAAATTCATTGCTATAGTGAAGTCGATTGTCTATATCTAATTGGAAATAAAGTGCACATTTGCAATGTGGTTGAAGAATACAGTTCGGAAGAAATGGCAAACAAAGCATTTCGCACCATTCGTTTTCGAATTGGTTGGGGATATGAAATTGCCCGTAGTGAAGGATCAGTTGCAGTTCACATGCCTACAGAATACGAGCTGAATAACGAGAAAAAACAGTTTGAAAATCCGCTGTATACAATTGCAGTATACCGCATTCCACGTGATGAGGAATCTTTTCGAAAATATCTAAAAAACCTCTTTGATGATATCCTAACAGAAGTAGATTACATTATACAGGGTGATACCGTAGAGGATTTAGAAAAAGAATTGAAAGATAAGCCTATATGGGATGGGAGTTTTTACACTCTTTTCGAAAATTTACGCTATGAAGACATTGCGAGTGGGGAATTTCACTTTGGAGAAATTAAGAAAGAAATTGAAAGATTTGAAAGGAAAAAGAAAAGAACATATTGCAAGTGGGAACAAGAGAAAGATGTATTTCATATCAAAACCAATTGCAGTAGCGATGCTATATCTATCGGGACTGATTTGTTGAGCAAAATCAAGTACTGTCCATGCTGTGGCAGAAAGATTAAGTTTATAGGAGAAGATCAATGAAAAATAGTCATGACGATGCAAAACTAAATAGTTTGATGGGAAAAAATGTAAGGGTGACATTTTTTGAAGGTACACAGTCAGTTGGAAAGCTTGAACGCGATTTTGATGGGAAATACAGAGTCGATAACTGGAGGTTTCGTAAGAGCCATATCAAGAAAATAGAGGTTATTGATGAATAAATATGGAAACATTGCAAAGGCAAAAGCCATAGAGCAGGAGAATAAAAAGCGACTGCTGAAAGTCAATCCCCAGCTGAACGATGAAAGCGGAATCTACATTTTGACCAGAAAGGATGAGAACGGCTTCAGGTTTGCGTATATCGGGCAAGCCGTGCACATACTTAGTAGGTTAGCAAGTCATATGGTTGGCTACAAACAGCACATAGACCTGAGCCTTAGAAAGCACAAACTGTATTCAGTGGACAATCCTTACGGGTGGAAGGTTGAACACATGAATGTTCCTCTTGATCAGCTTGATGAACAGGAAAAGTATTACATCAGATTTTATGCGGAAAATGGCTATCAACTTCGGAATGTTAGCCTGGGCGGACAGGGTGAAAACCGTTCAAGCGGATCTATAGGAGACAGAAAGCAGCCTAGAACCTATTCAGAGGGCATACAGCAAGGTAAGAAATCGCTAGCTAAGGAATTATCATCTATCGCAGAGAAACACCTTACAATTGCTGTCAAGCCCGAAAAACAGGGTAACAAGGTTTCAGAGCGCCAGAGAGATAAGTTTATGGAGCTTATCAGTGTTGAGAATTATGAGGAACCAGTAAAGGAAATGGCAGATGAGAGAAAATGATATTAAAACAGTTCCAGACGAAAGTCATTTTAACTTTAAAGGATTTGAGTGGATTGCATTAGATAACAACGTAGACGGTGGCATTCTAGCAGTTATGGCATCCAGTTGGAACGGGAAAGAGTATCGTTTCGATGAGGGCTGCCGCAACAACTATGCAAAATCAAGCTTGCGCAGAAAGCTAATCAAGGAACTGCTTCCTGTGTTGGGTGAAGATAATCTTATTCCTCATAAGGTTGATTTAGTAGCTGACAACGGGGATGACCGTTACGGCACAGTTACGGATAAAGTTTTTATCCTAAGTTGTGATGAATACAGAAAGTACCGCAAGAATGTTCCATTACTCCCTGAGTGCATGTGGACTTGCACACCTTGGTATATCACAGACTCCGGGTACTGTGACTACGTTTGCCTTGTGGACACAGATGGTGTTCTGCACAGCAAATATACGCGCGGCACGAGTGGGGTTGCCCCTGCTTGTGTATTCAATCCGGTAAAAGTGAAAGTGGGGTACACAATTCCAACGGTTGAGGAGAAAAGCAATGATTAACGAACAAGTTTTACTGAGAAAGATCAATGAACAGTTAAGAGACATGCCGGAGGCGCGAAACAAAGTCAAACGCCTGATTTATTCTATGGATTGGGTAGATTCAATCAAGCTGCCGGAAGGGGGCTGCAACCATGATGAAAGTAAAGATGATTTCAGCCATGGTTATGTTGCTGGATATTATGATTGTATCGACAAAATCAAGAAGCTGAATGGCTTAGGATGAAAACATGATTTAATTGTAAGAGGTGCTGTGGGGTTAGTTGCTGCGGCAGCTAACTTCCTTGAAATAAGTATTCATGTGATGTAGGAGGTGAGTAAATGAAGGCGCTTACGTTAAATGAACTGCGGCAAATGGTCGGTCAGCCAGTCTGGTGTCCAAAGGAAAATGCATATGGAATAATAACGTGCGATAAATACGGAAAATGGGCTGGAATCCCGTTTTTGTACGGAGTATGTAAATACGAAGAATCGACAGTTGAATTTAATCAAAACATTGTCAGTAGAAAGCTGAAATGCTTCAGAATTGAAGATAAGAAAGAAATTCCAATGAAACTATTGTCAAAAGTAGATGATTGTGGAAATAAAAAAATGGTATGCCCGAACTGCCAGAGGGCAGAGATATTTACGGCATCAGCAAAAATATATCCGTACTGCCCTTGGTGCGGACAAAAATTGGAAGGAGAGGATGTATGAAGATCTGGACAGAAAAAAAGCTTATTGAAGAAGGCTACGATATCCGAAACGCACAAATCAAAGGTGCGGAGCTGACAATGGAAAATCACGGTTGCATATCGTTTGATGTCGTTGTTGAAGGTGCAGGTTGGGGATGCGTTTTTGGCGGATATAGTTTCGGACACGGTTATCTGGGGGCGAAAGAATTTAGTGGCTATGGTCCGGGAATGGAATCCATTGCTAGAATAATGGATACAGTCGGAGTTACAAAGTTGAGTGATTTAGAGGGAAGATATATACGAACCGCAGTAACTGGAGATAGAAGATTAAAAATTATTGGAAATATAATCAATGATAAGTGGTTTGATATCAAATCATTCTTCGAGGATGCACAAGAAAATGATAATAAGGTATCAGAAGGGAGCAATAAATGAGTATTAAGCATATTATCTTATGCATCGAATTTGTATTTCTTGCAGTTCAAATCATAATGGTTAGAGCTGCATACAAATCTCCGTTAAAGTACGGAAAAACTGCTGAAATCGTGAATATTTTAGCACTTATCGTTATACTGCTGTGTAACATAGCAATCATAGTTTTAAATATTATGGGGTGAGGTGGCACGAATGTTCAAAATAATGAGCCAAAATAAATACGATAGCCTAATCAGGGAGAACGCAGAACTTAAAAATGCAAAGGTAAATCTTGAAGATAAACTGGATCAGCTTAAAGCAGAAAAAGCTGTAAATAGCAAGTATAAATGTGGCGAATATTGTCGCGCTTGTGAGAATGGATACGAGATACCGAGCTATACCATAGATCGTGCTTACGTATGCTTGCTGAATACAGAATGCGAATCCTTTGTAAAACGTAAAGAATGAGAGGAGTTGAATATTATGCAGATAATTAAGAGTGTTTTATGTGTGGTTATGCTTTTAGCTATGCTTCTGCACTACATAGGACCCAAAAGGACTAGAGCATCATTTGGAGCATTGTGGATTATCTCGCTGATACTTTTGTGGGCTTTGATTCTTTTATAACGTTATTGATTTTTTATAGGAACGAGTTGTAAAAACCAAAAGAAAAATACAGATACTCACATGTTAGCAGGAGAGACTATGATAAACGGTGAATTAGTGGTAGACAACTTTGCAGGTGGCGGCGGAGCTTCAACAGGAATAGAGATGGCAACAGGGGTAAGTGTTGATATTGCAATCAACCATGATCCAGAAGCTATCAGAATGCATCAAACTAACCATCCAACTACAAAACATTATTGTGAGGACGTTTGGCAGGTAGATCCAGTAAAGGCTTGTGACGGACACCCAGTCGGGCTTGCATGGTTTTCACCAGATTGCAAGCATTTTAGCAAGGCTAAAGGCGGAAAGCCGAAGGATAAATTCATCCGCGGCCTTGCTTGGGTGGCTTGCAGGTGGGCTGGACTAGTTAGACCTAGAGTGATAATGCTTGAGAATGTCGAGGAATTTAAAACATGGGGACCGCTTAATAGACGGCATCACCCTATAAAATCAAGGTCAGGAGAAACATTCAAACGTTTTATCAAGCAACTTACAGATTTAGGATATACTGTAGAGTTTCGCGAACTAGTCGCAGCTGATTACGGTGCGCCTACAATGCGTAAAAGATTCTTCTTAATTGCCAGATGCGATAATAAGCCAATATTATGGCCTGAGCCTACACATGCTCCATTAGATAGTGAAGCGGTTAAAAAGGGTATTTTAAAGCCATATGTAGGGGCATACACACAATTAGACTTTTCAATTCCATGTCCAAGCATTTTTGACACATCGGAAGAGATCAAAAAGAAGTATGGTGTTCGTGCAGTCAGACCATTAGCTCCAAAAACAATGCAGCGGATTGCGCGAGGCATTCAGAAATTTGTTGTTGATAATGCCGATCCATTCATTGTTGAAATCGGATATGGCGAATCTAAAAATCAAAAAAGCCCAAGAGCATACAGTGTAGAAAAGCCTTTGCATACTATCGTTGCAAAAGACAAGAATTTCCTAGTAGCTCCAATCCTAACCCAGTATCATTCATATGAAAATGACAGCATTCGTGGTCAGGGCATCAGTGAACCAATAATGACTGTAGATAGCTCAAATAGATACGGACTTGTAACATCTTTCTTGAGCAAATTCTATAAGACTGGCATCGGGCAGGATGAGCGAGAGCCATTGCATACTGTAACAACGTCAGCTGGTCATTTTGGAGAAGTCAGAGCTTTCTTGATTAAATATTATGGCAATAATGATGGCCAGAATATTAAGCAGCCCCTAGACACCATAACAACACATGATAGATTTGGACTTGTTACAATAAAAGGTGTAGATTACCAAATCGTAGACATAGGACTTCGCATGTTGGAACCGCGCGAGTTATATGGATGTCAGGGATTCCCCGATGATTATATCATTGACCATGACTACTCTGGCAAATCATATCCTCGATCAGAGCAAGTTAAAAGGTGTGGAAATGCGGTGTGTCCGCCAATTCCTGCAGCACTGGTAAGAGCAAATCTCCCGGAGATGTGTTTGCGACAGAGAATGCCAAACATGAAGGTTAGAGAAGAAGAAACTGGACAGCTCAAATTCGCATAAGGAGGAAATATTTAAAAGATGAATAAGTACAACGAACACGTCAAGGAGTCTATTGATTATTTTAATCATGAATTGGAATGCATGAAGCACCGAGTTTGTAACTGTGATATGCAGACAAGTTTGAGAGTTGGAAGGGAAAAAACTGCTTACGAAACAGCAGTAGAATGCTTAAAGAAGCAGCTTCCTCAGCCACCAGTTAAAGCAATTCACAAGTCTGTCGTCCATGAAAACAGAGGTGATCAACCACACGCATGGATAGAAAGCCACTGCGAGTTGTGGGAATGCCCGTGCTGCGGAAAGACAGTATGGAGCGGCATAAGTATTGCAAGGAAATCACCATATTGCTCAGATTGTGGGCAGAAGATTGACTGGGAGGAGGCCAAATAATATGTATTACATAGATGATGAAGATTATTTCGAGCCGAGTGAGTTTGATACAAAAATCGAAGAACTTAAAAACGAGCTTCGGGAATCTGTAAAAAAGGAAGTTAAGGATGAACTTGAAAAGCTGCGTGAGGAAAACAAAAAATTGCAGGGCATCAAGGAGAATTTTGAATCCATAAAGGAAGATTATGAGAGAAAGAAAGCAGAGTACAAAAGTGCAATGAAAAAGGCTGGAACCAAAGCTGCACGAGCTAGGCTGAAAGCGTTAATGGAACAATTTAAGGTTGTTACGTGGTCAGTAAAATGGGACTACCAGTACAAAAAGAAATGTAACAAATGCGATAAGGACAGAAAAGTCAAAGTGGCATTACCATCTGGAAACGTGGTAGACGATGATTGCAAATGCGGAGAACGCAAGAAAATATATCAGCCGAAAGAAAATCTGCTATATATGCTTAGCGATACTAGTGGAAAGATTATGGGCTGGTACAAAGCAATCTCAGATGGGTATTTCGACACAGATGGTCGTAGTACAGATACAATAGTGGATCACAACAAAGATTTCAAAGAATTAGAAAAAAGCTTGTGGCATACATTCTTCACAACAAAAGAAGAATGTCAGGAGTTCTGCGACTACATGAACAGAAAAGAAGAAAATTCCGGATACGATTACGACAAGGCAGGACATTTAATTAAGACTAGAGAGGTATAAAAATATGATTAAAACAATTGTTGATAATCCGTCAGGCATCATAGAGCTGATGCACAATTGCGTATTTGTAAAAGATGGCGATGTATGGTACAGAGATTTTGAACGCGAAATTCCACTTATGGAGCTTGCACGGAATCTTAATAAAGCATACAGCGATTCCGATGCGTCAGCGGTAAACGATGAAGCATTTAGTGACGAAATGTATGACGATCTGCAATTTAAGCTAGAGGAAGATATTGATAGTTTTATCGCCACTTTTTATATGGCACTTATTGGAATGGCAGAAAACCGAGAACGCTTGAAAATATACGAAACAACAGGATTGCCAACAACGGCATATCCAGAAGTACTGCAGGAATGTATTGATACTTACGGAGCGGATAAACAAATCGACCAGACGATTGAAGAAATGAGCGAACTGACAAAAGCACTGCTTAAACATCGCCGCAAGACAATTCAGCTGGAGGGTGGAAATGTAAATCCAACGCCTGACACAGACCTAGCAAAAGCCAGAGCGGATATTCTTGAAGAAACCGCTGACGTTATTATCATGTTGACTCAAATCATCATGATTTTTGGTGATAGAGATTTTGTTGAAAGAATAATAGAATCAAAGGTTTACCGCCAGAAAAAGCGCTTGAGAAAGGAGACAGATGGTCAGGATTATTGAAGCAGAAAACGTAATAACTTGCCCTGAATGTGATAGAAATTTGAGCTACGAGAAAGATGATGTGTTTTTTAACAAAATAATCTCCTGCGGACACAGAAATTACTACAACAAATGTGTAATGTGCCCTTATTGTAAAAATAAAGTTGTTGTTTCAGGTGACGCGGTATTTGCTGAGTCAACAGATATTGAGACTCTAAAACGAGAGATTGTAAACGATAAAAAAACAAGAACCATTTTAAATAATTCTAGTGTATGGAGGGGAAATGAGCAAAGAGACAGAAAGCAGACTGAAAACCGAGCTTGATAAGCTTGACGAACTTTCAGCAAAGGGTGTGCACCTGCTTGGAGAATACATAAACGACCCAGAGAGCGAAGTAAAGAAGAGTGCATATCGTGAAACATGCATGATGATCAATAATCAGTTTACAGATTGCGCAGTCCTTCTCAGAGATTGTGGATACGCTCCAGATTTTGAAAAAGCTGTCAAGCTGCTTAGAAGTGTGGGCGCTCATAGACTTTCTAGCGCGATTTGACGGTTAGATACAGGAGATGAGGAAATGTTTTACATAAAAGGTCAGGAAGCCAACAACTTGGTTGATTTGCCAGAGGAGAGCCATGAATAAACGGCAGAGAAAGAAAGGAAGGTGGTAAAAATGACAAGAAAAGAGTTGATAACTCAAATCAAAAGTAAGGGCTATGAGCCTAGAGTAAAAAACGTTGTGAGCTTGCTAACGTCTAATGGCGAGGGTGATGCAGTTACGCTAATCATCTCTTTGTATGATGATTTAAACGAGCTAATGAATGCAAAAAACAAGAATGTATCTTCAAAAAAATACTTCGATGACGAATGTCTGAATGAGGCATTTAACGATTTTGTTTCTATGAGAGTAAAGATTAAAAAGCCCCTAACCGCAAATGCCTTGAAGAGAGCAATAGTCAAGTTGGAGAATCTATCTGGTGGAGACATCGAGCTTATGATCAAGATTTTAAACCAGTCTGTTGATAACTGCTGGGTAGGACTTTTCCCACTGCATGATGCTAGCTATAGCTTTAAGGGCAAACAAAATCCGCAGCGTTCACAACTCGATGCAATTTTGGGAAGTATTACGGATGACTAAAAACGAGGCTAAGAAGTTAATGGCAGTAATGACTGTATCATATCCAAACTACAAAATTGCAGATATAGAGCTTACTGCCACTACATGGGCAAATATGCTATCTGGCTATACTTACGAGCAAGTTAGTGCAGCACTCAAAGCATACATACTTTCGGAAAACACAGGCTTTCCACCTTCAATCGGTCAAATTAACGAAAAGTTGGTCGCTTTGAGTCAAGCAGACACACCTACGCCGTTGGAAGCGTGGTCTTTGGTTCGGATAGCTGTCAGAAACAGCACATATCATGCTGATGACGAGTTTGCCAAGCTTCCACCAATTATCCAGTCAACAGTTGGAAACGCAAGGAATCTGGAAGAATGGGCGAAGGGACAAGCAACTCAGTTTGAGACAGTTATTCACAGCAATTTTTTAAGAACATACTCCGCAGAGATTGCGAAGCAAAAAGAATGTCAGAAGTTGCAGGGAAAGGTTTCAATTGCATCCGAGCAACCTGAGTATTTGCCGGAACTAAATATATAAGCAAAGCACAGTTTTATAGACTATTTTAAATTATAATGAGCTTTAATACATTAAAATAGTCTACTACCTAGAAGGAGGCTTTATGACACGAGCACAAAGGAGACGGGCTGAAAGAGAAGCAAAAAAAGGAAACAAAGTCGTAGAACAGCGAATCACAGGTGCGGAAGAAAGCATAAGAATTGCTTTGTTAAAAGAAAATATTGCACGAGACGTTGATCGCAAGCTTTATGACAAATACTACCAAAAGGCAAATAAAGATGCTGTGGACAACATATACAGCATCATATTAACATCATTTGGACTTGCCCTGGCAGATACTTGTCCTAATTGGAAGGCTGAGGCAATTGCAAAACGAATCCAGAAGACAATGGACTATGTTGACAAATTCTCAAAGGAATACGACGGAGACATTGAACGTTTTATGAAAGAGCTTGAAGATAGAACCGGATTCTCATTCGAGATAGATTCTGTAAGCGGAAAGGACGAATAATATGGATTTTTTAATTGGTTTAATAGCAGGACTATTATTTGGCGGAATTACTGGTGTGCTTGCAGTTGCTTTGTGTGCTGCATCAAGTGCAAATAAAACCAATGACGAAGGAAAGAGGAAAGACAATGAGAATTAAGCATTTAAAGTTAGACAATTTTTGCAGCTTTTACAATGGAAAAGCTGTAGACACAGATCTATACAATAAGACAGAGGTATCTGGATGTAATGAATCTGGAAAAAGCACAGTTAAGAGAGCTATTTTTTGGGTACTGAATTGCAGGGGTGAGAACGGTGAAGAAATCACTGGAATCAGGCCACACGATAAATCAGGTAACGAGATTAACGATATTGAGGTTACAGCCGAGATGACCGTAGAACTTAACGGTTCCAGCAAGACGTTTAAGAAGGTTTCTCGTCAGAACTATGATAAAAGGGGCAACTTCACAGGTAATGTTATTGACTATTATATCAATGACATTCCTAAAAAGAAGTGTGACTATGAAGATTTTATCGCAGAAGAATTGGTTCCTGTGAGCGCACTTTCGAACTTAATCAATGCTAAAACGCTCTTATCAAAGAGTGCTGCTGACTGCAGATCAATCTTGGAATCCACCTTTGGAACGTGCTCCAATGCAGAGGTTTGTGAACGTTTTCCAGAGTTCTCCCCTCTTCTTCCACTGCTGGATGATGGCAGTGTTGATGAGTTAAAATCAAAATTTAATACTATGCTGAATGGCAGACGCGGAAGGAATGGCACTAAAGGACTGCTTGATATTCGCAAAGAGTTTCCAAGCCGCATTGATGAGGTGGAAAAGCAGAAAATTGTCATTGATGAAGCCTTGGTAAACAGTCAGATTGCAGATATTGAAAGCAGACTGAAAGATAACCAGAGTAAACAAGCTGATGTGCAGAAGGCATTTGATGAGCAACGTGCAATTCAGGCACAAATTTATAAGTTGAAGCAGGAGCAATTAAAGGTCACTGATGACGCTAATGCCGAAAACAGGAAAAGAATTGCCGATTTAGATGCTCAGATTATGGCAGCAAAGGAAGAACTTTTCCTATCCAACAGTAGTTTAAATGCAAAAGAGCATGAATTGCACCAGATTGACTCCGAGATTCGGGATCTTGAAACTAAGCGTTTGAAGCTTTCAAGTGACTGGAAAAGCAATAAAGATATGCAGTTTGATGAAAATTCACTGATTTGCCCGTATTGCAAGCGCGAGTATCCATCTGATCAGCAGGATGAAATGCGAAAACATTTTGAAGAATTGAAAGAAGAAAAGTTGCAGGAAATCACAGACGATGGAATGAAATGTAAAGAAGCTATTGATGCTTTACGTGAAAAGTTCAATGCTGCAGATGCAGAGCTTTCTACCCTTCGTGAAGAATCCAATAAAAAGTCAAGAGTTGTCGATGATTTAGTTGCTCAGAAAAAAGCTATATCCACTGTACCTCCGGCAGAACCAGACGAGGCAGCAAAAGCCAGATCTGCAGAAATCGCAAAGCTTGAAAGCCAGTTAGAAGCAAATACTGCAAATGCAACGTTTGTACAGCTCAAGGCAGAAGAAAATAATCTTCAGCATCAGTTATCTAGTCTAAAAGCAGAGCTTGCAAAAACTGAAATAAATGCCAAGATTGACGCAAGAGTTGCAGAGCTTAACATCGAGCGCCGAAAGAATGAGCAGCTAATTGCAGATACGCAGGCACAGCTTGACTTGCTCAAACGCTTCAACATTCGCAAACATGAACTTTTGGAAAGCAAAGTAAACGAGTATTTAGAGTATTGCCAAGTAAGATTTTTCAGGCAGCTTGTTAACGGTGATTTGGAAGAAACGTGTGACTTCTGTGTAAACGGTGAGCCATACGCTAGAAACCTTAACCACGGTGCAAAAATCTTAATCGAAATGGACGTCTGCAAAGCGTTTCAAAAAAAGTATGCTACTACCCTTCCTATCATCGTAGATGACTCTGAATCTGTTGATAATTGGAAGATACCGGATATGGATAGGCAGCTTATTATTCTTAAAAGAACGGATTCTAAAGAGCTAACAATCAAGGAGTCATGATGTGATCCGTGAAATTACACAAACTTACCCAGTCTAAGCTTGATGATTACAAACTTAGAAGTAATTTCACGGACGATGAAGAGATAACATTTGATATGTTGTCTAAAGGCAAATCTATCAGCGAAATAGCAACCCGGTTATCCGTGTCAACTAGGACCGTTGACCGCAGGATTGCCGATATAAAATCAAAAATCAACCAACTATAAATAGTCCCCTGGTATTTATAATGCTAGGGGATTTTTATAACATTTTTTGACATTATTTTACTGTAAAGAAACGTTGCACGTATAACCTTAAAGATATTTTTTATAACTTTTTAGTTCTAACTATTGACTTTTTAGTTCTAACAATGTATACTATAACTGAGAAAGGAAAAAACATTATTTTACTGTAAAGAAATGTCAAATTAGGTTAAGAATTGTAAAATAATGTAGAATAATGTAATCACAAAGGAGGTTTCACTATGAAAGTAATATGTATTGCAAACCAAAAAGGTGGCATTGCAAAGACCACAACAGCCACTACACTTGCTTCAATTTTAATGTCACAAGGTAAGAAGGTCTTGCTTGTTGACGCTGATCCGCAGGGCAACAGTACGGACACTTATAGAGCAGTGTCCAAAGATACAGCAACTCTCTACGATGTTATTTTAGATATTGAAGATCCGCTTCCAATTGCGGAAGCTATTCAAAAAACAGAAATTGGTGATATAGTTGCATCCGATCCAGAACTGAAAACAGCAGATCAAAGATTCCCAAGCGATGGGAACGAATATTTTAGATTGAAGGATGCTCTTTCCGAATTAACCGGTTATGACTATGTTATTATTGATACAGCTCCGGCTGACAACAAATTGCTCAAAAACTGTTTGATTGCTTCTGACAAGGTCATCATTCCTGTCACTGCAGACCGCTATGCCATTCAAGGCCTGTCAGAGTTGAATAGAACCATCACAGGTGTAAAGAAAAGAAATAATCCTAACCTAGAGGTCGCAGGACTCTTGTTGGTGAAATATAAGAGTCGTCAGCTCCTCGCCCAGGAAGTTAAAGCTTCTTTGGAAGAGATTGCCAAGCAGCTCAACACAAAGGTCTTTTGCACAACTATTCGTGAAAGCATTGCTGTACAAAAGGCACAGGCAACCAGAACAACTCTCATGAAATTTGATTCAAAGTGTAACGCTGCCATTGACTATATGCAGTTCACAAAAGAACTACTTAGATTCTGCCAATAAGGGATATTAAATATATCTTTTATTGGCGGAAACGTGGTTATAGCCACAACGCAAAACAAATAATAATAACTGGTGTCCTATCGCCAAAACGGGGAGAAATGAGGTTTATTATGAGAGAAGATGCTTTTACTGTAAATGTGCTTGAGGAGTACCGAGAGCATGACAAGTACACCAAAACTTGCGACGAGATAATTGCCGCAAGCAAGGGTGCAGAAACAGAGTCCGAGGTTATAGCGGCTCTCGAAAGTGTCAATGTTTTTTTCGATGGGTGGGGTCTTTGCTACGACTATCTATCAAAGAAACTCACGACAGACGCTTGTCGTAAGGCATACTTAGAAAGCATAAATAAAAACCTGCCACGAAGGGATTTCCGAATGGATAGAGAAAAGTACCTTCGGAAGGCGGGTTTTGCCTGCTGGTTGTGATTGTGACCGAAAGATTATAAAAAATCTCAGCAAGGCAAATAAAAAAGTGTCTAACAGGGCGCGGAAAGAGGATTTATGGAAAAGAGATACTTTTATCCAGCCACATTAAAAAACTGTGGCGATTGCTACCATTTGGAGTTCGTAGATTTTCCAGGCGCAACTCCAGTAGAGGAAACTAGACTGGAAGAAACATTGACTTATTAAGGAGTAATTTGATATGAGAAAGAAAGATAACACCACCACTTCTTTTGATGTGACAGCCGGCATTGATTTTGCAGATACTGGCGAAACTGAAATTCCAAGCATCCAGCCGGTGGAAAAAAAATCAGTATTTGTCTCCGCTCCAGTTGATCCAAACAGAGTGTATACGCCTGGATATAACCCAACTCCGAAGATTGGTCCAAATGGTGGGTATGTAGGGCGCAGAGAAGTCCCTGCAGCTGAGCGTAAGATTCAGTTCAGTGTATCATGCACTGAATCACAAAAGGCAGCCTTTTCAGAAGCTGCTCGTAAGTCAGGCCGCACCCTAGCAGGATTTGCTTGCTTTGCCATCGAGGAATACATGCGGACACATGATCTATAATTCTTTACATTATTTGACATTTAAAAAAGGTTTAATAAGTTAAAGAACTGTTAAAAATTGTTAAAAGGAGGATTTTATTATGGTAAGTAATGAGATTTACGAAAGAATAGTTAGTGTTAAAAATGCTATTGCAGAAGGAAAACTTGACGATGTGATATATGAACGGAATTGTAATATTGCAGAATCGTTACGGCGTTTACTATCCACTAATAATATGGAAACAATTGATATTGTATCAGTATTAACTGTGTTTGCGAGTGGCGAGTTTACAATGGCATTTAATTACATTGACAAATTTGATTTGCCAACAACTGAATTATGCTGTAACATGTATAAACAAGTTAAAAAAGATTATTACAATGGGTATGTAGATTTATTTATATGGCATACAGAAAGCAACAACATATGCGGCAGATATCACGCGATACGAATATATAAGTCTGGACATATTACAGAATATAAGGTCAAATTAGAAAAGACATGGAGCAATGATTTTGAAATGTACTTAACACATTATGAGATTTATAATAAATCAAAAAATAGATCCTATTTACGTAATAAGAAAATAAAATTTTGGTAATTTTATCGCAAGATAACTCTTTACTAAAATTAAAGAAAGGAGGCATTTTATGGAGCAAGTAAACTTGATACCGTTTTACGCTTGCGCTATCGCGTTTGCACGCCATATACGATTAGATTTAGAAAGCGAATATGGCAAGAATGCTGTAGCTTATTATAATGCTGCAAAGCAGAGCGAATATTACAATACTTTATTTTCGGAAGAGCTGTCTTTGCAAACAGAAGAAGCTTATAAAAAAGCACTCGGAATCGTCGAATATAGCTACACAGAAGATGAACAAGCACAGACTTCTTTGGATATTCTTTTCAAAAAGGGATACAGAAAGCTATACAACATTTTTAAAAGGCTTCCAAAAGACGAACCGATTCACTTTAATAGTGTAATCAGAGAAGTTATTTATGCAAAGCTTGCAAAGTCAGATCATGTTTCGGACGATAATTTTAATGGCCATTTATTTGCAGGCTATTACTTTTTAAATATGTGGCCGCAAGAGTTGGTACAAGAACGTAAAGAATGCGATGAATTACTTTGCTTTATTGCAAACTACGGATACAATCCAGAACGCAGAATACAAAACGGATTAAAGAAATATGACTGTGCCTTCCAAGAAAGAGCAAAATCATACATCAGTCAGCTTCCAAAAGATTTATTTAAGCAGATCCAGTTAGCGCCAAAAAATGACGAATTTGGATACACTACAGTGTTTGATATTGAATCGCTTTCAAGTGTTTCTATTTTTTCTGAATTACAGTTCACACGTGAAGATCTGGAAGCACTAGCAATTGCTTATATGCACGGGAAAAGAGGAGGAATACGTGAGGATTTCCTGACTTATGCAAAATATACGAGCTATATATTAGCTATGTGTAAGGCATACAAACAGTCTAAAGAATACTACTTCCAACACAATCGTGAAGATGTATATGTCGAAGTAGAGAGTATTAAAAATGAATTGCTTCAAGCCAAATCTGCATTATCTGAATCTCAGGAACGTAGGATGTCTGAACAAAAAGCTTGCACTGAGCAGGTTCAGTGCTTATCTGATCAGATAAAACTGCTCAAGCAGAAGAATGATGCACTAAAATCCGAACTGCAAAAGGTAGAGAGTGAACGTAGGGAGCTTTATGCTTTGCGAGAGCATATATTTTCACTGGAAAACGATTCAGAAACCGAAAATACAAACGAGCTATCTAAGGAGCAAATTCAGCAATTAAAAAACATTAGTGGTACAATTGTTGGAGGGCATCCAAACTTGATAAAGAAACTTAAAACTTATCTTCCGGATTGGCAATATATCAGTGCAGGAAATGTCAGCACTGTGCGCAACGCTGCATTAAAAAAATCTAACTTTGTGTTCTTCGTAACTGCTCACCTGAGTCACAAACTGTATTATGCCATGATTGCACAGGCTCAAGATTGGAATGCAAAAATTGGATATTTGAGCCGTATGAATATAGATTATGCATTGCAAGAAATATATATATTAGTAAATAGCAGTATTTAACCTTATTTGACATTATTTGAATGTAAAGAACTGTTAAATAAAGTAAAGAACTTTAGAAAGAAGGATATATATGAAGAAAGAATTTAATTTGCTTGATGAAAATTGGGTGCGTGTATTGCTTCCAGATTATACTATTAAAGAAGTTTCACTTAAAGAAGTTTTCACCCACAGTCATGAATACATGGATTTGGCAGGTGAAACAGATACTCAAAATGTCGCAATGATACGGCTGCTTCTTGCAATTGCTCATTCTGGATTTGCAAGATTCGGCTCAAACGGTGATGAGATTCCGCTTTTGAACAGGGATGAAGCAATCAGCCGTTGGAAAAGCTATTGGAATCTCGGTCATTTCCCAGAAGCTTTTTTAAAATATTTAGAGGAATACAGAGAACGTTTCTGGCTTTTTCATCCTGATGCTCCATTCTATCAGGCAAACGAAGCTAAAAAAGGAACTGCTTTTGGTGCTGCAAAGTTAAACGGAGAAATTTCTGAAAGCAATAACAAGGTACGAATTTTTGCAACAAGAAGTGGAGAAGCAAAAATGCAACTAACATATGCAGAAGCGGCTAGATGGCTTCTTTTTATCAACGGGTATGATGATGTTTCTGTAAAGCCGAGTAAAACAGGCTTGCCTTCAATCAGTATTGGATGGTTGGGGCAAAATACTATTGTTTACGCAATCGGGCGAAATCTTTTTGAAACACTTATGATGAACCTAGTTCCTTTACAGAATGGTAATGGAGAATTGTGGCCTAAGCCTTGCCCAATATGGGAATGCTTGCCACGATCCGATGAGCGCAAAAAGATTGGTCCACCTTCTAACCCAGCGGAATTATTCACGCACCAATCACGCAGGATATTTCTCAAGCGTGAAAATGGGGTTATAACCGGATTTAATGCATTGGGTGGGGAATTTTTTGATAAAGAACGTGTTACAGCTGAAACCATGGCACTTTACATTTTAAATAGTAACAGTGCTAAACCACTTCGCTTATTTAACGATGTTCCGTTGTGGCAACTACTCGACAAGATACTTTACAACAATCAAGATACTGTTACATGGTTGCGCTTAATCGGAATTAGCAGCGCAGGCTTTCAAACTTGCGGAATGATGTATGACTCCAAGGCGATGAAATTTGTTGATGAATGTTCAAAAAGATTTACAGCAAATCTCGATCCTAACTTTGCAGATTACATATCTGTTGGCATTGAGCTGTGCCGTTATATCACAAATGAAATTGGCGTATTGTCATACAACATTCAGTTGGCTAGTGGCAAGCAAAATCCAACTGAACTTAAAAAATATGAGTTTTCTAGTGACCTGGATTTGATTTGGGCCAGATTTCTTTCGTCAAATGCCGCCGAATTTAAAATTTTCCAAAAACTAGTTAAACAGTCTGCATTGAGCTTTTCCAAATCTTTAATTGATAATGCATCCCCGACATCATTTAGAGGTCGAATAGTTACGGTGAATGGCAAGGAAAAGTATTATTGCACAGCAAAGGCTTATAATTCTTTTTTGTATTATCTCAACCGATTGATTCCAGAGGAATCCAATAGTCTTGAAACTATAGAAGAACATTTAAGCTCTTACAAGGCAGATCTTAAACCGAAGGAGGAAGGTGAGTAAATGGAAAGCAAAAACACATTTTCGAACATTGTAAAAACAATAATGTTTAAGAAAGAGATGGACGGAGTTCAGCTTGCAAAACTGTTAGGGTGTTCTCAATCTAACGTGTCCAAAAAGCTTAGATTAAATAATTTTAGAGAAAGTGATATACGCCAGATATCCGAAGCATTAGGATATGACGTTTCTATCAAACTCACATCAAAGGACACCGGAGAGGAATTGCAGATGTTGTAATAGTGTATTTTATATTTCTTTACATTATTTAACTTTATTTAACAATATTTAACATTTATTTACAGTAAAATATTCTTTAAAAGAGTTGTCAGTTTATCTGGCAGCTCTTTTTGTCGTTAACATGTCGTATCCCTGTCGTTTTTACATCTTATTTTTATGGCACAATACAGTCAGAATAAGAGGAAGGAAGGTGTGAATGATGTTTCCTGAATCATTTTTAACTAAAATATTTGAAAGACCAGATGTATGTATGATTCCAATGCAGTATCAATCAGCAATGATTCAAGCGATTGGAGAGGTCCTTGACGAGGAAGGAGTGATATTAGACGATGCCGATACCAAATCAGATGTATCAACCGTACAACCAGCAGACAATGTATGGCCAATATAATAGTTATTACCCGTATCAATATCAGCAGCCGCGTTATGATCTGCAGCAAAACCAGCCGCTTTTTAATCAACAGCAAAACATTCAGCCACAGCAGCAGGCTGGATTGAACGGAAAGGTCGTGCAAGCTGTCGAACAAATTACTGCGAACGATGTACCTATGGACGGTTCAGTTGCCGTATTCCCAAAGCAAGACATGTCAGAGATCTATACAAAATCATGGAATGCAGATGGAACCATTAGAACGATTGTATATAAGCCGTACACAGCTTCACAGCCAGATGTGGCGAATAGTTCAGCCGACATGTCCAAAATGAAAATGGGGCTATCTGACGAGGCTACAGAGGCATTTATGGCAAGATTTGATAGTCTTGAAAAGAAGTTTGATGAACTGATGCCTAAGATAGCGCCTAAAAGGTCCGGAGGCTTAAAGAAGGAGGCAAATGAGAATGAATAATCCATTTCAGCTATTTCAAGCCATGAGGAATCCACAACAATTTTTGCAGCAAATGGCCGGAAACAGCCAAGCCATGAGCAATCCTATTTTAAAAAATGCTATGGATATGGCAAACAAAGGCGATACAAAGGGTGTAGAACAATTAGCACGCAACCTTTGCAAAGAAAAAGGGATAAATGTTGATGATGCTGTTCGCCAGATAAAAAGTCAATTGGGAATAAAATAATGGGTGAAATTTTATCACCCATTAGAAAAACTACTTATACACTTTTTCTGTAAAAGCTCTTTCAACAGTCCAACCTTTTCGGAGGCGATTATGAAGAACATCCCAACTTATTCCGAGCAAATCAGACCATTCTTTTAGAGTTTTGGTTTCTCCGTTATACTCTATATTCAAATTATTTGATTTGTTTATAGCTTGTTCTCCAGAAGTTGCCCAACGACAATTATTTGGCTCATAGTTACCATTATTGTCAATTCGATCAAGTGTGTAGTTCTCAGGACGTCCACCAATAGATTCGGACCATTCTACAAATTTCCAAAAGTCATGCCATTCTTCGCACACGGTTATTCCTCGTTTGCCATATTGGTAATACTTTGGATGGTTTGGGCTTTCACAACGTCCGATCATGTTTTTCCATAGCCCATATAGTGGATTTTTAGTTCTTCCATCAATATATGCCGGACTATTTTTTAGCAAACAACCGCAACTTTTCACTTTGTGATTTTTAAACAGGTAAGGCAATACCCTAACTTTATTTCCACAATCACATAAGCACTCAATATACTGCCTTTTATCAGATGGCCTTCTTTCTGAAAGACCTATTGCTGTAAGCATATTAGATCTTTGACCTATATAATTATCTATGCTGATCTTAGGCTTCCTTGAGTAAGAACAGGACCCACAAGATTTCTGATGCCCCTTAATAACCCTGTCAGGAGCAAAGGAGATAATTCTTCCACAATCACACTTGAAATCAAACCCATTTGGGATATCTGAATTTTTTGATTGTGAAATTACAGTAAGATGGCCATATTTTTTCCCTTTATAATCGGAAATGTGATACTTGAGCATAAAAACAACACCTTGCCTTTCGTGTTTTTAATCGCCTACCAATAAACGTGCAGAAGTCACTAGGCATTGTGATTTTCGGGTCGCGATTCCCTATCTGCACAAAGATATTATAACACAAAAATATTAAAAATGATACTAATTCTTGCAAGATTATGTATATAAAAAATTATTACGGAGGTAAATAGTATGTTTAACTCAGGAAACTGTAGTGTACCATTAGTGGCTAGCATTGATGGTAACGGCAATAACAACGGCGGCTGGGGCAACGACGGCTGGGGGCTTATTTGGATCGTTTTGATCTTCGCCATTTTCGGCTGGGGTAATGGCTTCGGTGGCTGGGGCAACAACGGTGGCGGAATGGGTTCTACCGCAGCAGCCTACACAGATAGTGCAATTCAGCGCGGCTTTGATAACCAAGCAATTGTCGGAAAACTAGACGGAATTACCAATGGTCTTTGTGACGGATTCTACGCGGCCAACAATAGCATGTTAACTGGATTCAACGGAATCAACACAAACATCATGCAGACTGGATATGGCATTCAGCAGGCTATCAACGCTGATACCGTAGCTAATATGCAAAATACAAATGCTCTGCAGGCACAGTTAGCACAATGCTGTTGTGACAACAAAGAAGCAATCTCTAACACCAATTATAACATGGCTACACAAGCAAATGCAATTCAGCAGTCCATTGATAAAGGCTTCTGCCAGTTAAACTATAATGCAGCAACCAATACACGTGATATCATTGACAATGCCAATGCAAATACCCGTGCGCTGCTTGACTACCTTTGCCAGGACAAGATTGCTGCCTTACAGGCTGAGAACAATGATCTTCGCAGAGCTGCTTCACAGGATCGCCAGAGTGCACTGCTTACCACAGCAATGGCATCTCAGACACAGCAGATCATCAACGCAGTTAATCCAGCACCGATTCCGTCATATCAAGTTCCTAACCCAAACGTGTATTACGGATGCAATAGTGGTTGCAACTGCTGACAAAATTAAATATCGGTATCTTAACCAAAACGGTTATGTCTGCTAACTAACGCAGTATTACTATCAGCAAAGGGGCAGACTCGAAATAGAGCCTGTCCCTTATTTTAAGGAGGTATCAAATGGCAGAATATGTTGCAGTCGCAACGCAGGAAGTTGCGGCAAATGAAAATGTAACTTTTACAAACACATCTATTAAGGGTTCAAACTGCATACAGCACCGTGAAGGCAGTGGAATCATTACTCTTAGAGGTCTTACGAATCAGTGTCAGGCACGTTTTTTTGTAAACTTCTCCGCGAATATAGCTCTTCCAGCTGGGGGAACTGTGGCTCCTATATCATTAGCAATTGCTATCAGTGGTGAGCCGGTGCTTGCTTCCAAAATGATTTCAACACCCGCTGCAGTATCTCAATTTAACAATGTGTCCTCAGGCATTTTTGTCAGTGTTCCACGTGGCTGCTGTGTAAATATTGCAGTTGAGAATACAAGTGGCGTTGCTATCGAAGTTGCTAACGCAAACCTTATAGTGAATAGAGTTGCTTAATTGGAGGTAGACTATGCATAAATGGGCTAAGGAAATCTTGGAATGTGTCAAAGAAAAAGCTAAAGCTATCGGAATTGATAATTTTGAAGGCCAGAATCTTGATGATTTAAAAGATTGGACCGAAATTGTTAAGAACATTGCTTGCTTTGATAAAGACTATCGCATCGTTGAGGCAATGGATAAGCTGCAAAACGATGATGAAATCATGGAAATGATTGAGCAGTACGGTGATTACCCATCACGTCGCTATTACGACCGTTACAGATACGCTAACGGCAGATTTGCCCCAAAGGGTAGAGGCACAAGAACCACAGGCAGACGCGGTTATGATGAGCCACCTTATTGGCACATGACCCCAGAGATGTATTACGAATGGGCTGATATGCCAGAAGAAGAGCGTATGCGTGATCTTGATAGACTCCGCTTTGGGCGCATGTACTACTCTGAGCCACGTAAAGGCTCCCAAATGCCGTCAGATGGTAGAAGCGTAGAAGATATGGGAATGAAGTCAGAAAGCCGATATGACCGCGCTAGAAGGTCATACAGTGAGACTAAGGACATGCACAAAGCTAACACTAAAGAAGACAATGACGCAAACATGCGAGGGCTTGAGTCCTTGCTAGCCGTTATCGACGAAGATCTTAAAGAGATCATGCCAGGGCTTTCGGCTTCCGAAAAAACGATGATGAAAACTAAGATGACAAACTGGGTACAGCGTATATAATCAATGGTACAGCCGGGGGCAGATGCTCCCGGTTTTATTTCAATTGCGCACTTGTTATAAATGTGCTATAATGGGGGTATCAAATGTTTTTTACAGTAAATAACAACACCTGGCAAGTTTGCTTTGTCAATCCTGGTGATCCGCAGTTGCAGCGCAGTGACGGAACATATACGCTCGGCGTAACCGACAACAATTTAAAGACTATCTTTATGTGTAATGATCTGTCAAACCAGATGATTGATAAAGTGCTATGTCATGAATTGACACACGTTCATGCGATGGAATATGGATACTCTATCCCAATTGAAACGGAGGAAATCGTCGCAGACTTTATAAGCCTTTTTGGCAGGAGTATAGTAACTGTTGCAGACGAACTTATATATCAACTTTTAGGAAACAATACAATTAGGTACTGTGCATAAAATAAAGATCACAATACATGCACAACTTTAGGCAATGTGCCAGAAAGGAAGGCAGATGTACACAAAGATTCACACGCAAAAAGACGTTCTCCGTGAGCGATATCTTTATCAATCCGAACTTACTCCACTGGGCTTTCCAAAACTGCTCCCAGTACACGCTTCTCTGAGTGGGCTTAATGCAGTATCATTTTGTGAGGCGGTAAAAGAAAAAAATCCGAAGAAGGCGCTTTGCCACTTTTTTATTGATGATGCACGGTTCGAGCCATTGTGGAATCAGCCGCAAAAGTATCTTCCAACACTTGAAAATTTTAAATACATCTGTGCTCCTGACTTCTCATTCTACGACTCTATGCCAAAGGTCATGCAGCTGCATCAAGTGTACAGAAGCCGCGCCCTTGCATGGTGGCTATTTATGAATGGATGCGACGTCATTCCAACTGTAGGTTGGGGAAACACAGAGACGTTTGAGTTTTGTTTTGAAGGGCTGCCAGAAGAGAGTACGCTGGCAGTCAGCACAAACGGCTGCTTTACCGATCAAGGCAAGGAGTGTTATCGACAGGGCTTCAAAGAAATGTGTTCCCGGCTCCATCCTGCAGAAATTTTAGTCGTTGGCCGCCCAATTGATGTGGACACAGACGTAAAAATCACGTATCGAGAATCGTTTGGACAGCAGCTTACGAGAAAGTTGAGGGGATGATATGGGTAGTAGAAGTGGAAAAAAACATGAAATCAGCATAATAACCTATGTTGGCAGTTTGAAGCGCATCAGAACTGAGGAAACTGTCGGAAATATCACAGTCATAAGAACCGAATACAAACAGCAGAAGCAGAAGAAGCGCCGTAAGAAAAGCCGATAGATTTTAACATTATTTTACAGTAAAATAATGTATAATAATGTAAAGTAATGTAAAATGCTGTCAAGAACTGTAAAATAATAGGGATAGATTTGATTCTATCCCTACTTTTTAGCTATACCTTAATATTATATTTTTTATTTTTACATATACCATTTAAACGGATAAGGGGCTTCGTTTTCTCGTGCCTCTTCTGCGTTTTTGTGGAGCTGTATCAAGTTATCAGCTGTGTCGTCGATCACAAAACCATCTGCTATTTTCCCAAATTTATATCCGCGACAAATTTTTATTCTATAATTTTTATCTATCCTTGCTAATGTTTCCCATGCTTTTAACTCTTCGGCAGGCATTTGTGCTAAGTATTCTTCCTCACAATGACACGTAAATTCTATTATTGTCATCATCAAGTTTATTGTACGTTCTATATCTCTTTCTTTTTCCGTTTTTTCATCTCCATCATCGTCAACAAGTTTTTCATATAATTCTTCTGCAAAATCCGGAATATACCATTTATCTTCTAAATAGTTTTTATCAACAGAATCAAAAAATTCTTTACCTGGAATAGGCTCTTCGTTTTCTGGATAGACTTTATCGACAAAATCAAAAAACTCTTCAACTACAATTTTAACTGCCTTTTTCAGAGCTTCATTTTCCAAAGAAATATAATTGCTGTACAAATCGCATGTTCTATCCAGCAACCATCCCCATTCTTCGCGCCCTCTCGGCCAATCATTTTTGGCAAGTGGCTTGCACTGCGTTACTGCTTCAATTACTCGTTTCATTTTTTCTTCATTCATTCTTGTTTTCCTGTTCCTTTCTTTTTATTAAAAATTCGTGACTTTTGCCAGAAGTTTTTGACTATGCTCTAATATCATGTACAACTGGTGAAAGATCCTGGGCTCTGCTTCCTATTGCTATAGGTGGCAACCATCTGATCACAAGTTTTCTGTTTCCTGCCTTTTCACTCCCTATCCAGAAATGATGCCAGTGTGCGCGGCGTACATGCGGAGTCTTTTTACTTCCTGCGGCAGAGGGTAGTGTATCAAGGTTTTGTTCATTTGCTTCTGTCTTGTTCTTGTATACATTGATTTCCCTAACATTCCTTATTTCGGCCCCCACACGGTATCCTGCATCCAATACCTTAGGAATCTCCTTTGCACCAGAACGAACATATTTCTTTCTTGCTTTCTTGTTTTCTTCATTCTCGACAATATCTACATTCTGTGACAGTATAAACAGAATCATTTGTATTGTGCTTTGAAATATTTCGCGATCTTTTCTATATGTTTCTTCAAATTTCTCCGAAAACTCCGGCAGCCCCACTCTTTTATAGTTATCAATTCCGCTGGAAATTGTATGGTCTATACATTTTTGTAATTTATCAGACGATAAGGTTAAAAAATAGCTCCTTGATTCAATTCTGTTTTCATCGTCATTAAAGAAAAGCCTTTCAATCCTTAATTCATATAATTTAAATTCAAAATCATAATTCAAATATGTAAACCTTGATTCGTCACCAACTTGAAGACATAAACATTTATATGGCAAATGAAGTAACATGTTTACCGGAACTTTTTCTATTCCTTCTGTTTCTTTTAATTCACTATAAAAATCTTCATCAAAGCGATAAATTACTTTTGATAAATCCCACGTTGCCACTGCTGAAATCAATCCTGCAGTGGCATTTCTAAGCCTTTTGAAATACTTCGCATCTGGCTCCCCCATGCGTACTTTTTGGATTTCTAGCAATATTTTATCATTAGGACAGTACACAATATTTTCGTCCCATTTTGCGCCTTGAGCTTTAAAATCCTCAATCGCAGCTTTTACTTGATCAGCCAAATCAGGTTCAGCCTTTAAGAATCCTTTGTACAGTTCTAGTGCCAGGATTCGTTTATTCTCAACTTTTTTCTTTCTCTTCGCCATTGATGACTCCTTTTTCCTCGTCAATATGCACTATTGCAAAATAACAGTACACATTCGTGTTTTAAATATTATACAAAAAGTTCTTGACTTTTTCAAGCCATTATGCTATTTTAAAATCGAAGAGGATGCTTCTTCCGGCTTAGGTCGTTATTCACGGGCAGCAAACCGTCTGTGTGGATTGAAATAAAATTATAATTGTACGTGTGAGTACTGAGAAGCGGCAAGTGTTATGCTTGCCGTTTTTTCATTCCATCTGTTTAAACATGTTTTATATCCTCCTATCAAATACTTCCATAGTACAGTGCAACCGCCATACCGCCGAAGATCAGCACACCGAGTAACAAGTCACTAATGCCCTTTGCTACTGCATCAAGCATTTTTCCATGCTTTTCTTCTTTTTCAATCGTTGCCTTGAATCCTCTTGATTTCTGGCAGAGAATGGCACGCTCTGCACTACTGCACATCTTTTCAATCTGCAGGTCTGATTCCCAGATCGCCTTCATTTTATCACCTCTTTCCGTGTCACGCAACCTTTTCAACAATAACAACCGCTGATGGCGGCGCTTCATATCTGAAAAAATCAGCTGCATTTTTAAACTGTGAATCCATCACCGGGATATATTCGTCTGGGTAGATGTGAGCTGTAGAAAACTGAATGCAGCCCGGATTCTTTACGGATGCGTGCAGTATGCGCTGCTCTGTGTATGCCTTGCCGCCAATTTCGTGCTGCACTTCCCAGTGTGCCACCACACCTGGAGCCTTTACCGCCTCGAATACTCGCGCCCATGACACAAGGGCCACAGCGTCAAGGCTTGCAATTTCTTGCACCAGCTTTTCCCACTCCTCGCCGTGAACCTTAAAAAGCTTTATATGCAGCTCTCGTGGTGCTGCGTTGATAGATACCGTCTGTAAAATCATCGTTCACCCTCGCTTTCTTCTCTCAATAGTTTCACAGCCTCCATCTGTGAATGTTCACCATACCACTTAACCGGCTTATGAAATGCCATTGCAAACGCGGAATTTTCACCAGATGCACGCAAAAATTCACGCACCTTCAAAAAGTTCCGCATATGTTCTTCATATACATTCATGTTTTACCTCCATTCCTTTTGCACAGTATCTATATTATTTTGTAGATATTGTTATTGTCATATAGTTACTTTTTATTATCTCCGTGATGCTTGCCAAATGTGGCAAGTAGTGCATGACGCCGTTTTGTGTAGCTCTCAAATCTTTTGCCGGATCACCCCGGCACTACAGGGGTAACGGACCCCTGACAATTTTTCTTTTATCCTGCCAGTTTTTGCCGTACTCACCGCAGTTTTTCTTGCCGCCTAAAGCAGAGAATGCCTATACTGTCTTATCATCTTCCAATAGATTCAAATTGTTTCCGTCAAATAAATAATATTTACTATTAGAAATAACTTTATTGTATCCTGATTCACCCTCAAATTCATTTACAACGGCTTTTTCTTCTGATGTCATGTCCTTATAGGCTTTCTTTCCATATGAGGGGGGAAGCCATCCTTTGTGTTGGCTCCCGAAAATATTAAACTTTTTTAGTAGCTCATCATCATTAAAAGTAATGTGGCATGTTCCTTTTTTATAAAAAGTAACCGTAAAATATTTTAATTGAATATCTTTTGTTTCTCCGTATTCCTCCGCAAACCGTAAAGATTCTTTCAGATCAACCGCTTCTGTTAGTCCTCCATCAAGATAGTTAAAACATTTTTCTATGTCCTGGAGCTTTGAAACAATTCGATATTCTGTTGGTCTGAACTTATTCCATAATGAATTATAACCGGATAAAGGAATAATCACTTTTTTATTGATTATGTATGCTTTATTTGCTTTCCAACCGTTGTAATAGTGGATGTTCCTTGACATTTCATCGTAGTAATGATATTTATTGCTTAATTCCTCAAATAATGAAATAATGGTATCTTCTACGCCTTTTACAACGTTCTTTGTCATGTCAATTTTAATCTGGCATATGTTATATATTGAAAAATCATAGTGTTTCAATTCTTCAATTTTGTTGTTGTATTCCGTTCTTAAATTGCTTGTAAGTTGTCCGACAAACTGCGGATTGTTAAAAAGTGCCTTCCAATATTTTTTCCGCACTTCCTCAATAAATCCATTGATTGAAAGTGCATTATAGTAGTTGTCTCTATTACTGGATAAATCCAAAGACAAAATGCAACCGCCTGTTTGAATTGTTTCGCCTGTTTCCTTGTCTTTTTCAAACTCTGCAAGTATAAAAGGCTTCATAGCTTGATATTCTTTTATCAACTTCTTTCCTGCTTCTATTTCCATTTCGTATTGTTTTACAATGGTTTTTAAAAAATCATTTTCCGCAAGATATGTGCTTTCTGTTTCCGTGTATTCTCTTTCCGTTCTTGCCTTCTGTAAATCGTCAAGAATGAAAGAATGTTTTTCTACTTCTGGGAGTTTGACTTTTATCAATGCAATTTCAACCGCTGTCTTTCGTTCCGCATCCTTGAAGGCTTCCTGCATATATTGAATGTCTGCGTTGTATTCTTCTAGCAATCTAACTAGTGTTATACGGTCGTTTGTGCATTGATTCTTTATTGTTTCCGCATTAAGCAAACAAACAATTGCGCCTCCGTTCCTTTGTTGCATCTCTAACGCTTTTAAAAGGTGTTTACAGCCATTAGAAAACGGAGGATTCATGATAATTAAATCATACTCTTTCATACTGTCATAGGTCAAAAAATCGTTGTATACTACACGATGATTTTTCCCTTTTAGTATGTGTTGCAAGTCCTGATCCGCTTCTATACAATCAATATCTAAAGATATTTTTTTATGGCCGTATTTGTTGGTACGTTCTTCTAATTTCTTTAGATAATCAACTATATTTCCTTTACCTGCTGATGGTTCTAAAACTGAATGTATAAAAGTAAAATCTAAACCAGTAACCATTTTATCAATAATATTTTCTGGTGTTGGGTAGAAATCTTTATTATCTTTAAACATTTTTTTATTTCCTTCTTTCTACCCGTGTAGCCGATGGTCCAGCTGCGATTATTAGTCAATTACCAATAAGTTAAATTTATTTCTTTCCTGGTGTTGTTTCACCGTTGCGATCAAAAGCCCTTGTATCATCCTGATGCTAATGTCTTTTCTGGATTGTACTTGAAAATAAATCCGTGCTTGAATGTACTATAGTAGCCTTGAATCGTTGCAAATTTCCGCTTTACTTCTGCAAAATCGGTTTTATTTAATTCCTTTTCAGGTTTTACAATCCAAATTGTTTTCCCTGTTTGGGTGTGAATATCTTCTTCTATTGTGTAACTAATTGATTCTTTTTCGGTTTCCTCTGTTGCTGCTGTTGTTTCTTGTGACTTTTCTTCCGTTGGTGCTGGTTCTGTTTCCGCTTCTGCTGTAGCTGCGTTTAGTTTTTCTGCCGGATTCTCTTTGAATAAAAACGCATGTTTGAATCTGGAATAGTAGCCGCCTAAAGATTTTATATACTGATTTACTTTTATATAATCTTCACGGTTCAATTTTTCCGCAACCTTTACAAGATAAATTTTTTCATTAGTTCTCGTGTCTGTATCTTCTGAAATTTCAAAATGTAAATTGCTGATTTCTGCCGTTGTCGCTTCTGTCGTTGTCGTTTCTGTTGTGGTTGCGCTGGTTTCCTGCTTCTTTTCCGTTTTAGTGGCTTTTACGGTCTTTTTAACAACTTTTTCCACTTCATAAGGGGTTTTCACCTCTTCGATATGGCACCATGCAAGTGCACCCTTTTCAAACCATCTGACAAAATTTTCAGTAATATACCAATAGTTGCTTTGGTTAGCCGTTCCGGTACATTCCTTGGTAAGCTTTCCGTTTAACTTATACGCGCAATAAGTTGTTTTTCCGTTGTATTCTGTCGCATGGATTCTATAAACATAGCCTTTACTATGTCCATAGTTAAAGCTTACTTTTACGATAAAGCATTGACCATCTTTAATATTTCCTGCTGAATCCTCAACGGCTTTATTTTCTTTCTTGTACTCCGTTACGGTAACTTTTTCATATGTATAAAACTCTGTTTCATTTCCCATCATACCTCCGCAAATGGCATTCCACTTTGAAATCAAAGCGTTGAATTTTTCTAATAAAGAATATGTCTCTTTTTCTCTGCTATAGCGATCTTCCGCATATCCTTTTATTGTCTCTTCTGATTCGTTCCAACGATTACGATAGCTAGAAATATAATCTTTCTTCCATTCTTCCTCCGACAGCACATTAAACTTTTGCCAGTCTTTCAAATCTCTATCAAAAGTAATGTCTGGAAGTCTTGAAAACTTCAAAAGTCCTGAACCTTTTTCAATGATAATTCCGTCTTTTTCAATATGCCAGTTGCAGCGCGGCGGATTTGCAAGATGCCCAGGCTCAACAACTTCTACTGTTTCAAGCTTTTCTTCTGCTTCTGCTGTTTTCTGCCTTAACAACTCAATTTTCTTTTTTGCTGTTTCTGCTTCCGCTGGTGTAGCTCCTCTTTCGATTGTCATCTGCTCAAGTTTAGCGATTTTTTCCGCTGTTTCTTTACTAAGCTGAGACTGCGCATCCGTTTTTACCGTTTGCATATAACGTCTTTCTTTTGCTTCATGGCTACAGTCAACAACCAATTTATAGCCGTTTTTCTCTGCGATACCGCCCCAATAGGCAGGATCCCAGTAATCCGTCATCGGATCAGAATTGTCCGCTTCATAGCCGTAAACCTTCCAACCTTCCATATTAAAAAGTCTGTGTGCGATCAAAACCTTAACATCTTGATATTCATAATAAGTTGACATAAAAATAACCTCCTGTATTTTGCTTTTGTGTCTTTATCATATCACTAAAAAGAGTGACTGTCAAGTACTTTTTCACTTTTTTTAGTGACTTTTTGCTTGACTTTTTTTGCATCGTCGCCTACTATATATATGTAGGCATACACAGCCACAGAAAGCGAGGTATAAAAGTATGATAGAGTATAAAATAGATGTAGTGGAGGCACTCCGGCGCGTGGGGATCACGTCCACACGCTGTAAAAAAGACGGGATTTTGTCGCAAGCCATCTATACGCGCCTAAAGCGTGGGGAGCCTGTGGGCATGGATACGATCAATCGCCTTTGCTGTATCCTGGAGATGCAGCCGCGAGATCTGATCCGATACGTGGAGGGACCAGAAGACACAAAGCTGTACAAAGCCGCCCATCAAAAAAAAGTAAAACTTTTTTAAAAAACACTTGACAGTCACTCTTTTTAGTGATATGATAAAGACACAAAGAGAGAAAGGAAGCCCCAAAGGGCAAAGGTAAAAAGATATGTCAAAGAAGCAGCAGTATACAACAAAGTTTTATGAGGACAACGGCGGCGGTATCCAGGCAGTGACACGCGATGAGAGCGGCAAGGTTGTAAACGTTCTTGGCGGTTTTGAAGCTGATCCAGGAACAGGGCTGTCAGTTCTGGCAGCAGCTCGCGAAAACTGGCCATATGCAGACCCGTTTGACTCCTACCAGTGGGGCGGAAAGACTATGGAAGAAGTAGCAGAAGAGCTTACGGAGATGGAATGTCATCCAGAGATGGGTGACTTGATCGCAGAGACAAAAGCAGCCCCAGACTACTACACAAGCGCGCAGTATATCGAGCGCGTTGAGTTCAACTGGCCCCGCATGGGCGCAGCAGGGCATGAACTTTTTAAAGATTTAGACGTGCCGGAGGCCGTAGCATATCGCATCAAGTCTAGCAGAGAATGGAACCCGGACGACTGCCGCCGACTGTGTGGGCTGGCTGACATGGTGGACGAGTACGACAGCGCCGACAGTGACACCGTAGAGGACGTAATAAGCGCAGCAGCCGACAAGCTCGGCGTTGAGATCTGGTAAAGACTAAAGTACCCGCCCCGGAGGTTACGAGGGTAGAAAGGAAGACTATGAACAGAAATAAAGCTTTGGGCGTAAGTAGCAAGTATGAGTTCGGACGCTGGGAACATGTACTTTATGGACCTTTTGCAAGTGATGAAGAGGCGGAAGAGTGGTTACATACTAAAGAGTACGATTTCAGGGAGCGCGAGTTGATGAGCAAGACTGCTGCAGCTAAGTTGGTTGGACGAAAGGCAGTTAATGAAATGTTTAAAAAGTAAAAAACATTAACGATACGGCAGGTGTACAGCTTGCCGTTTTTCTTTGCCTATTTTCAGACATTCAGCCGTAATTTTTTAATTTGTGCAACTTACGTTTTTAAAAATATTTAACTTGATTTACACCTCATATTGTTGTATTATGTAATTAAGCTACCATATATAGTATTTATATGTAGCCTAGATATGGATATATAGAGTATATAGCCCATGATCGGAAAAGATTTCAAGCCGTGCTAAAACACGGTGCTTCTTTTTCTGGTCGTGGGCTTTTTTCTTTCCCCAGGCCTACAGCTTTTTCCGTGTCGCTTCCTTATATATATAATATATACAGTATATATATTTACTGTATATGTATATGGTATATATATTTAATATACTATCGGTATATTTAATATATTATCAGTGTATTTATATTATATTTATAATTATATGGTGTATATGTATATAATATCTGTATATGTACAGTATATATAGAGTATATATAATATATTGTCTGATAATATATATTAAGTATATCTGTATAAGGTATATATGTACAGTATGTATAAGGTATATGTATAGTATGTCTCTATGTACTGTATAGGCATAGGTATAAGTATATGTATATCTGTATGTACAGTATATAGATATCTGGTAAGTAGGTATGTGTATAGTGTATCTAAGTATATACAGATACAGAGTGCAGGAGTTGACAACAGACAGGTGATCAAGTCAAAGACGGACACAGTCAGGACAGGCAGCCGGGACGGACACAGACGAGAGCTGGACACGATGAGCACACACAGAAGGGCGCTAGAAGGGCACAGAAGGCGGCTAGAAGGCGTTTGAAGGGGAAAGGCTAAGATATAGCCACATATACGCACGACAAAAAGAAATACAGGGAAGGAGGGCTACAGAATGCCAAGAGGAGGGAAACGAATGCCAAGCTATAGGGATATTGCAGAAACCATGGACGGAGACGAACTGGACGCTATCCTTGACGTATCTCTGCAGGGGCTAGCTAGAGCACGTGAAAAAGGTTCACAGCCCATGTATAGCAACTCTCCCGAAGGGCTAAAAAGTTTCAAGCACGACTCAGAAGAGTATCTGACATTTGTCCGGAACGTAAACAAAACCCCAACGGAAGGCGGAAAGCTGCGCCTAGTGCCTGATATAGAGTCCTGGGCGGCATTTTTGGGAGTTACGCGGCACATGATCACGGGCTATGAAAAGCGTGGCAGTGATTGGAAGTCTACTATAGATGCGGTAAAAGGCGTTATAACAGCTTGCAAGAAGCAGCTTGCATTTACTGGCAAAATGCCGCCAGTGCTTGCAATTTTTGATCTTACTAACAATAGCGACTATGTCAACGCGTCAGAGTTCCGGTTATCAGCTGAGACAGCACCAGAAGCCAAGCAGATAACGGCGGAAGAGTGGGAAAAAGTCATTGATGCAGAGCCAGAAGCCCCGAAGCTATCGGATTTTAAATTGTCTGACGATTCAAATTAAGATTAGTCAAGGTTTCTTGATCTACGTTAATCTTCAAAGTAACATAGAGTGCGTATAATGTTTGTTATACGAACTTTTAACGGTCAATGGCGCGTATACTCAGACCAGGGCAGCAAAACACTGTTGCTTTTGTATATACAAATACGCACAATTTATGTTTTGCCGCCATAGGATCAGGAGCCGCGACCAGCTGCACGGCCTGTCAGATGATCACGCGAAAAGGGGTGTAGGGGTCTGAGAACGTGCCCCCGGCATGGGGCTACTTAGTCCCCAAAATATTTTTCCAAAATAAAAAGCCCCTTTTAACTCGTAACTACACATATGGCAAAGATAGGGAATCGCGACCCGAAAGCTGTGAGCCTTGACAGTTTCTTTGCCATAATACCAAGGCATACCAGAAAGGTAGGTGTTTGTATGAATAATATAACAATCTTTAACAGTCCAGAATTTGGAAATATCAGAACAGAGGTTATCAACGAAGAAGTATGGTTTGTCGGCAAGGATGTAACTGACATCCTCGGGTACCAAAACGGTAGTCGAGATATTAACCGCCATGTAGATGAAGAGGACAGACATAAGGTTATGCTCTTTGATGGTAATCAGGATAAGGAAACCATCATTATCAATGAGTCAGGTCTTTACAGCCTTATCCTTTCAAGCAAGCTTGAATCTGCAAAGAGATTCAAACACTGGGTAACATCTGAAGTCCTACCTGCTATCCGCAAAACTGGTTCTTACAGCATTAACGAGCGTAAACCCGACTCCTACATGATTGAAGACCCGGTTGAGAGAGCAAAACGCTGGATTGAAGAACAAGAAGAAAAACAAAAACTCATCGAAACTGTTCAGGAGCAAGCACCAAAGGCTGAGTATTTTGATTCTCTGGTAAACAGCAATCTTCTTACAAACTTCCGAGATACAGCTAAAGAATTAGGGTATAGCCAAACAGAATTTACTGGATGGTTAATTGCTAAGGGTTATGTTTACAAAGATTCCAAGGGTATTTTAAAGCCTTACGAGACATACCGTAAGCAAGGACTGTTCCAGATGAAAGATTTTAAAAATCCATATAATCACTTTACCGGGACTCGAACCTTTGTGACAGTGAAAGGTAAAAACACCTTTAGACTTCTGATGCAGGTTCCAGACTAATGAAAATATCAACCAAAGAAATAACCGATGAATGTCAACACTGCGGTGACATACTGGTTTGCCAGTTGTGCCGCGAAGGACACGGAATCAATCGTGAACGAATAAACGTTACCCAAATGGTTACATGCCAGATAGAACACAAGAACAGGAGGTTATCTAATGAGAATCATTTCGCAGTGTAAAACCAAATCTGTTGAGTTTTGTAACGTTGCTTTGCTGAGACGTGATGAAATTATCTTTGCAAGGACTGCAAACCAAGACATGGTACTTGCAGAGTATAAGACTCCAGTCAGAGCAGCTGAGGTATTTGAGGAATTAAACATTTCTGCTTCTAACTTCTCAACAGATATCTACTACATGCCGGAGGAATAAGCAATGGAAAGAAAATTAGTTTTAGTTAAATTTATTGACGGCACAAGTGAAACAATAGAAGCTTATTGCAGTTCGCGAGGTGGATACTATGGCTATCTAACCAAAAAAGAATTGTTTTACGTATCCTGCGCTTCTAACTTCTCAAAAACTCTCTTTCCTCGCGAGTTTGTTAAAGCAATATCCCTTTTGGATGAATAGGAGGAGTAATGGCAAATACAAAATTTGAAAATGCAACAACATGGTTACAAGGTGTTATTTCTGGATATCAAAAGCAGGTCAACGATTTCTCAGCTGCGCCTAATCCAGATGCAAATAAAATAAAAGCATGTAAAGAGCGTCAAGAGCTTTGCCAGTACATTTTGGACTTTATGATTAAGGCTAAGCAGCAGAATGATGTAATGGCTGCTAAGTCAAGTTCTCAAAATACCGCTGTAAAGCCACAGAATGCCACACAATCAATTTCAACTTATTCAGCGGCAAATACTATAGGTAAAGAACAGCTAGAGCAATTAGAGCTTGTTTTGGGGCTTGATGCTACAATCAGCTTTTGTAGAGCCGCTTTAATCTTGGAGCTTCCAGAATTTGGATCAAAAGAGGCACTTCTTGGAACACTTAAAGATTTTGCCACAAAGCGAAGCTAGGAGGATACGTAGAATGATAAAAATTCTGAGACCCGGTACAAAAAAGGAAGTTGAATGTCCAAATTGTGGTGCACTTTTGAGCTACGATATTTCTGACATTCTTGAGAAATCGTCGCACTCAATTGCAGAAACATCATCTGCATCTTGGCTAAGCAGTAAAAATACAACTTACATCATCTGTCCACAGTGTAATAACAAGATTATTTTGTCAGCAACTCGATAAGAAGGGAGTGTCTATGAGCGACATAGATAAATGCATTTCTGCGCTAATCAAGCTTAGCAAGTCTTTTGGAATTGATGCCAAGGCTTTGCCACCGTGTTTTAACCACATAACTGTTACTTTTAATAAAAAATTATATGATGGTACTCTGCACCGCTTTAACTATGCTTTTGAGCTTTGTTTACTGGAAAACCTTGACGCTCGTCAACTTCTTGAATATTTCGAATATGTATTTTTTGATAAAATTTTGGAATATTTTATCGAATGCGAAAAAGAAGCATTCAACGCAGAGGAGTTTTTATGATTAAATTAGAACATGCTGTATTACCAAGCCCAGAACAAATAGAATTTGCTATTGAAGGTCTTCGAAACTCCTTCAATTCATGGCTTAAAAGTGATAGCCATTGGGGCTGTCTTCACCTCGGTGAAGAACGTGATTGTGATACCTGCGATAGTATCCAACCAGATAAATGTACATGGTCTCCACAATTTATAGTTGGCAAAGAAGATATGGCACTTATGCGACGTCTATCTTCATATGGTCCCGATCATCGTAAATTTATGCGTATGCTTCCGGTATGCATCAGAATTACAGCACCACTTTATTGGTGGAAAGAAGCAGACACATATTCCGCAGGCACTTCAAAGAATAGTTGTAGCACCATGCATCGAATTGATGCCAAAGAATTTACATTAGATGATTTCTCAGCAGAGCATCTTATTGGCTTTGAAAGTGCTGAATCTGATTTCCCAATATTTCACGGGGCAGAGCATTCTCCAATCGGCCTGTTGAATCAGACGATCCGTATGCTTAATTTTTACAGGCAAAAATATCTTGCTACCAAGGAAAAGAAGTATTGGTGGCAACTAATTCAACTGCTGCCTGATTCTTATAACCAGACCAGAAATGTAACGCTTAACTACGAAGTCCTTGCAAACATCTATAAAGCACGCCGTAATCATAAGCTGGACGAATGGCGAGATTTTTGCGACTGGATTGAAACATTGCCGTATAGTGATCTTATCACTGGAAAGGAAACGAAATGACATTTAACGAGTATCAGCGCGGTGTAATGAGAACCGCATCAGACGTAACAAAAGCAACAAAAGAAAACATGCTTATGAATGGTATCCTCGGTACTGCAGGTGAAGCAGGTGAGCTTGTTGATCTTCTCAAAAAGCAGATTTTTCAGGGGCATCCATTTGATAAAGAGCATCTTATCAAGGAGTGTGGCGATGTGCTGTATTATCTGGCACTTACTGCTGAGGCACTTGGTACCACTCTTGAGAATATTGCAATCAAAAACAACAAGAAACTTTGGGAACGCTATCCTGACGGCTTCAAAGCTGAAAATTCACTCCACAGAAAGGAAGGGGATATTTAATGTTTGTTCTTATTCTCCGTGTTCTGGCATCTCTTTTCAACATCTTTATGCTGACTAGCATTATAGGGTGGCTGAACGAGAAAAGATCCAAAGAAAGACTTGCCAGTGCTGTAATACTTTCCGCGTTCTTTATCATGAATCTTGTCTTGACAGCCAGTGGTTTGTGAGGATAAGATCACGCTGGGGTTATCGCCAAATGGTAAGGCACAGGATTTTGATTCCTGCACTGTTGGTTCGATTCCAACTAGCCCTGTTGTGCCATTAGCTCAGCTGGAAGAGCACTTGACTTTTAATCAAGGCGTCGTGGGTTCGAATCCCATATGGCACATACGGACCTTTAGCTCAATAGGTTAGGGCAGCTGCCTCATAAGCAGCCGGGTCTGGGTTCGAGTCCCAGAGGGTCCATATGCAGTTTGTAAACAATGTGGTTTTTTCTTTCTCTTGTGAAATCCCTTTCTCTTTTCCCACAAAGTAGCAACTGCAACTCCCCGTGAGAATCAACCTGCGGACAAGTCAGCCGCAACCGTATAGGCGGTCTTTGGGTAGATGCGCAGAATTGGTATTGCAGCAGATTGTAAATCTGTCATCTTCGGATATGTAGGTTCGAGTCCTACTCTACCCACTTTTGCCGCGATGCCACAATGGTACTGGGCTAGTTTTGAAAACTAGTGATCTGTAAAAGGACTGAGGGTTCGAATCCTTCTCGCGGCGCTCCAGTTGCCTAGGGTAGCTCCCGAAAAGCAGAACCTGTGACTGCCTGGCAACTGATTTGTAATCACAGGAATACATTATCGCACAGGAGGTAAAACAGATGTTAGAGAAGGCAAAAAAAGAAATAGTAATATCGGAGGGCAGAGATTTTAAAGGAATCTGGATTCCAGAACGTCTTTATTTATCACCAGATTTAAGTCCTAGGGAGAAATTCTTGTTAATTGAGATATACAGTCTTACTCAAAAAGACAAAGGCTGTTTTGCTTCTAATAAACATTTTGCCAACTTCATTGGCTTGAAAGAAAATAGTATTCAAAAGATGCTTTTAAAATTTGAGCAACTGGGACTGATTGAAAGAATCTTTGAATACAAAGAAAACACTAAAGAAATCGACAAGCGAATCATTATACTCACCCAGAAATTTTTTGATTCTTTTGTCAACGAAAAATCTATTTCTTCTAACATGGAAAAAAATCCATGTGGGGGTATGGAGAAAAATCAACAGGGTGGGGTTGAAAAAAGTCCACAGATAAGTAATACAATAGATATTAAGTATAACAGTAGTTTAAGTGATACAGATAAAGAACATGCTCTATTATCAACTAAAGTTGACAATAGAGATAAATACATGGTTTCGCGCACTAAAAGTGCTCAAAACTCAGGTGGCAAGCCTAAAAAGAAAGAACCTACTGTTGATCCAGATGATTTTATCAAATCTAAGGAGCTAGTTCTTAAAGATGAGCTTCACAGACTGTATTCGAACAATCCTAGAAACATCTTTACTACAGAGCAACAGGAAAATGACTGGGTTGACAAGGAATATAACAGCCTGACTGCTATTATTTTTGAGTTTAACCACCAATACAAAGCATCTACAGGCTTTGACGCTAAGAATCTATCAGACGAGAGTCTTAAACGAGTTGCAAGAAGCTATATCAAGTCACCAGAATCTTTAAAAGATGACTATGATGACCTTCAAAGCAACAAGGTTTTAATTGAAGAGTATCTAAAAACTGATTACGGTAGCAAACATGGAGTGATTGTAAAAAGTTTATCGCACTACATGTCTGGCAGCATCCGAGAAATGTTGTTCTACAAACACTTGTATTAACTTGCTAGCTATATACACGTACATTATGCTAGCTATATATATGTACGTTGATACAAGTATACACGTACACTGGAGGTGCAAATGCAGAATATAGAAATCAACTTTGGGGTTCGCCCATGCATTGTAAAACAAAATGGCGAAGAAAAGAAAGCATTATTCCATATGTGGGAAAATTTTGCAAAGCCTGTTGCAGCGGATTTGTATATTGGCGGTTGTCCTGAGGGACAAATGAGCATGATATTTGGGCTTGTAGAGTATAATGATGGCACGATGGGCGAGGTAAATCCTAGCCAGATTCGATTCGTTGACAATAAGATCAAAGACTATGCTTTTGAGGAGGGCTGATTCATGGTGAAATATAGACCACACAGAGGAGCATTATGCGACGCAATGGCAGAAATGAGAATCTTTGATTCTGTCGAAGATATGTTCCGCTACATTGTCGAAGACTGGAAAGCATATGGAAATCCATTTGATATCGGAGATTTAACCATAACGTGTGATGAAGGAAAAGACGAGCGCATTAACTGGAAGGAAGGCAGATATGTCTGCACCAGGCGAATGCGAGAAAAGATTTTTGACACACCACAGTGTATCGGAATGTGTTCGATTGAATTGTAGAACGGAGATAACAATATGATGATTGCAAATAAAGTAAATGTAATGGGACAGGAATACCAAATTGTAAAAGTAAGCCGTGACCAGTATAAGCAATGCGATATCGCGGACGGATGGTGTGACGCTTACGGCAAGAAGATTTACTATGTAGACCCTAATACAGATCCAGAACATGATTCAATGGCGACATCGTCAGAAGAACTTGTAAAACATATTTTACAGCACGAAATTGTCCATGCGTTTCTCACTGAATCGGGACTTGCAATTAGCTCATACAGCATTGTCGGTGCATGGGCGATGAACGAAGAGATGGTTGACTGGATTGCATGGAATGGTGAGAAACTGTATCAGGCGTGGAAGGAGGCAGGATTAGTTGATTAAAGATGATTTGCAAACAAAAGTTGTGGAGCAAGCCGCCCTTATAGCGGCGGCACTCAAAAAAGGTAAAGATGTTGAGGTACGGCGGACCGCAGCCGGAATCAGTGTTGCCGAAGTTAGCAAGAATGTTGTATACCGATGATTGATGTCATGATTAACATTGACTGCAGAGATGGAATGAAAAGTATACCTGACAAGTCGATTGACATGGTTTGCACAGATCTTCCATACGGGATTACAAGAAATAAATGGGATACTCCGATTCCGTTTGATGACTTATGGGGGGGGCATTAACCGAATAATCAAAGACAATGGTGCAATTATCCTCTTTGCATCTGGTATGTTCACGGCAGACTTGATGAAAAGCAATTGCAAAATGTGGCACTATAATTTGATTTATGAAAAAGCAAATGCATCTGGATTTCTCAACGCGAACCGTATGCCACTTAGAGCGCATGAAGATATTTGCGTGTTCTATAAGTGTTTGCCAACATACAATCCGCAAATGAAAAACGGTATGCCTGTTAAACGGGTTCGAAAAACTCAGAAAGCAACATCAAAATGCTACGGAAACTATACACCAACTGACTATGAAAGCACACAAAGATATCCAAGATCTGTGTGGAGATTTTCAAATGAAAACGGATATCATCAGACACAAAAGCCAGTTAAACTAATCGAAGAGTTGATTAAGACATATAGTAACCCAAACGACACAGTACTTGATATCTGTGCTGGAAGCATGACAGCAGCAATAGCAGCTGTGAATACTGGTCGCCATTACATTTGTTTTGAAAAAGACCCCGATATTTTTTCAAATGGCGTAAAAAGATTTAACGAATCAACCAATGGAGGACATGGACAATGAAATTAAAAAGACTAATTGTTACCCTTGTAACCGCAGCAATGTTTTCTAGCGCAGCCATTGGCTGTACAGAAGCCGATCAGGTAAGTTCTAATATCTCTAAGCAGGCGGACAACTTCAACGTGACTAGGAAGCTTACTGTTCTGAACGCAAGAACCGACACAGTTCTTCTGGAGCTGACTGGAACATTTGCATTAAAGAACAATTCATCAAATGAACTCGAAGTCATTATTGAGACTGCCGAAGGCAAATATCAGAAAGATTATGTATATCTGAATGACTACACCATGTACGTTGTCGAGGATATCTCTGGCTCGGAGGTAGACAAGTACCATTATGAGATCAATTTCTTGCCAGAATGGGGATTTAAGGCAACTCATCACGAGTAAACTTTACATTTACATAGTAAACACATGCAATACATTCAATTTAAAGAATCATAACAAGGGTTGGGAAATGAATTTTGCTGTGATAAAGCTTGAAAAACCTAGAAATCTGTCACCAAACACTTAGGAAAGGAGAAAAAATCTTTTATGACATACGAAGATGCTTTAAAAGCCTCAGAAAATGGTCAAAATGTAATGATATGGACAGGAGAAGAGTATTTGCACCCAGAATATGTTAAACAGACTCTTGACAACCTTTCAACTGTTCAAATATCTCATGAACGTTTAAGATCTTTGTTGAAAGCCTCAGTAAGTGATGATTGGGAAATTTATACAAAAGAAAGTCTGGAATGGGAAACTGGATATTATCGAAAGCGTTATGAACGCCTGAATCACATACAAAATGATTTTTTAAAAGATCTACTTGGCCGCGACCGCTATAACGATTATACAAATCAGTATTTCAGTGAGAGAATGATCGCTGTAGATGCATTCTACACTCTGTATAGCCTAAAACGCAACCAAAAAATACTTCTGTTTACAACTATTGTATTCTTAGCAACAACAATTATAGCCTTGATGGTTTGAAGGAGGATTCTATGGAAATTTTAACACCTACTTACACATATGAAGAACTTACAGGTGCTACACGCTTGCTGGAAAATATGTGTGATAATTGCATTAAAAAGGACACCGATACTTACGATGATCCAGACAGGAAAAGAAAATACGAAGCACTGAATATTGCGATTGATGCCATCAAAAAACTGCCAGTAAAAAAGAAGGCTATGCTTTCACAGCCAATGGCTGGCAAAACTGATGAGGAAATTGTTGCAACAAGAGAAAAGGCTGTTACAGCTTTAGAGACGAAGGGCTATGAAATCGTAAATACTCTTTTTACAGACGAGTGGTACAGCAACGAGTCAATGAAGGCACGCGGTGTTGTACAGATTCCACTCTGTTTCTTGGCAAAGTCTCTGGAGAACATGAGCCTGTGCCATGCTGCATATTTCTGTAAAGGATGGGAAAATGCTCGTGGATGCCGTATCGAACATGATGCAGCTGTTGCGTATGGGCTAGATATCATCTACGAAGAGGATTAAGCACCATGGATTCAAGAATAGCAATTTTCAACATGCAGGACGGAATCCCAATGAAACGCCGAAAATATCCTGAAATTTGGTATTGGGATGATGAACGGAAGACAATTATGATCAAATATCCTACAGGGCATACAGACGAAAAGCTTTTCGCAATGAATGACCAAGATCATATTGATTATGTATTTGAGGCTTTATATGCAATTGACTGGTATCCAGCAGATGAAGCAGATCGTTCGAAATTGGGAGCATTCTACTTCTCAAGACCATTTTCTTTTAACCATGCTCTTTTTGCACTCAAAGACGGTTGCGAAATAACACGTAAAGCCTGGCATGAGAAAAAAATATATCTTAAACTTGTAGAAAATAGCAAAACAACTATTGCTCTTGTGTATCCAAACGGTACACAAATTGACTGGACACCTTCTGTTGAAGACATATTAGCAGAAGATTGGCTTTTTTACACTGAATGGAGGAAAATAAATGGTTAGAGTAGGTTCGGCGAGAATTGATGAGAATGGAAAAGTGATTGGCGGACAGGCAGGAGATCAGACAGGGCAGGAAGTAGCTGTAGAAGCATGGTATCGCCATGATAAGGGGTGGGTAGTTATCCGTGCTAAAGATGCAGCAGTGCGTGAGCGCATTGCACAGTGCATGGAAGCAGCGTGCGCAAATAATAATATCGGTTACGATCAGTCTACATCTTGGGATTTGTACGACAAGGCTAAGCAGTACGGATGGGATTGCAGCAAAGTTAACACCCCAGTGGAGACAGACTGTAGCAGCCTTGTACGTGTATGCGTGGCATGTGCTTTGCAGCGCGACATTCCGTGGTTTTCTACTGCCAACGAAGTTGAGGTTTTGGATGCTACAGATGAATTTGAAATCATCCGTGAGCCAAAATGTACAGAGTCCTCAGCATATCAGATGCGTGGAGATATTCTGTGTACAACTGTACAGGGACATACTGTAGTAGTACTGGACGATGGCTCTAAAGTGGAGTGCGAGATTATCTCAACTGGTAACACTACACTCTGTGGCAAGGGCATTGGAACAGCAGTTGCGCTCACACCTATGAACATCCGCACAGGGGCAGATACATCTGCAAAGAAGCTCGATACAATCAAAACTTCTGTAGCCGTAGAGGTCCTTGAAATCACCGCTTCTGGCTGGTATAAGATTGTATGGCCGGGAGAGGCTTGCGGATATGCCTTTACAAAGGCAGGAAGTGGCTATTACAGCTATTCTCCAAATACCAACGCACAAGTTATAAACTTAGGCGATAAAGTCCAATTTACAGGCAATAAACAGTATATGTCAGCATGGTCCGACAGGCCAATCACTGCAGTTCCAGAGGTTGCAACTGTAACAGGTATTTGTGAGAGTGGCAAGCATCAGTATCACATCATAGGCGATAACGTCTACGGTTGGGTAAACAGAGAAGACATAGTAAGAAAATAATTAAAACGGCATAATCAAAATGGTGATTATGTAACAGCCAAAATGGAGGCTCTTCTTTAAATGTTAGGAAAGGAGGAGCCTCTTTTTTGTTAGAGTTAAGACAGCACAAAGAACGTGTGGAGAATATACAGCGCCAGATCATCATGCAGCCTACATACAGTCAGCTCAACACCTTATGTGGCGGAGCAAGACTGATTTTGCTTGATGCTAATGAGTTTATACCAAATCGCGATTTTAAGAATCTTGATGCGTATAGAGGGTATGGCGACCATGTAAATAGCTATGTCCGATGGTACTGCAACCGCAACAGAAAAGTAGAGGGTGACGAGTGGGACAAACTGTATTGGCAGACCTATTTGAATGGTGCACGAGCAAGAATATTCAATGACTATCTACTATTTCTGGAGCACAAGCGCGAACCTCGAAAGATGTTCTACAAGCCAAAGATTAAGCAGTTTGAGAAGTTTCAGCTTATAGAATCTTATCAAGGTATGCTTGATGATAAGTACGACATTCTATGCATATCCATGCCGCCTGGCACGGGCAAGGCACAGCCATTATATTCAAAGGTACTTACTCCGAACGGTTTTGTTCAGATGGGTGATTTAAAGGTTGGCGACAAAGTATTTGCTGCGAATGGCAATGAATCAACCGTAACTGGAATCTTTCCCCAAGGTTTACGTAAAATTTATGAAATAACGCTTGAAAACGGTTATAAATGTAGAGCATCTGATAATCATTTATGGTTATCAGTTTACGAAACTTCACTTGGAGTTTTTGAATGTCAAAAAGTTGTAGAGACTTCAAGAATGCTTTACAAACCAACTCGCTTTTACATACCTTGCATTTCTGGTGAAAACTTCAACCATTTTGAATACTGTAGAATAAAATCAATTAAATATGTCGGGCTTGATGAATGCCAGTGTATATATATTGATGATCCGTCACATTTATATGTCACTGACGATTATATTGTTACGCATAACACGACCCTGCTCAAGTTCTTCCATTCAGCCGTAATTGGTTGGTTCCCAGACGATTATAGTCTGTTCTATTCGCACTCAGGCGATATTACGCGAATGTATTACGATGGTGTTTACCAAATGGTTGATGATTCACTTGAGTACGCTTGGCACGATATCTTCCCAGACTTGAAAATTACATCTACAAATGCATTGATGCAACAATTCAATGTCGGAAAATATAAGCCATTTCCATCTTTGCAAACAACATCTGTAGGTGCGAAGAGTGCCGGAAAAGTTCGCGCAAGCAAATTTTTACTTACCGATGATATGATAGGTAGCCTAGAAGAAGCCTTGAACAAGAACTACCTTGACAAGATGTGGGGAGCTTATACTGTAGATGCATTGCAGCGAAAAACAGTTGATAGCAATAATAATCCTTGCAAAGAGATCATGCAAGCAACACGTTGGTCAACTCAAGATGTTATTGGAAGGCTGATAGATATATACGATGGAAACAACCGCGTAAGGGTTATTTCTATTCCTGCCACGGACCCGGAGACAGGCGACAGCAACTTTGACTATGCAATAGGTGGCTTTACAAAGGAGTTCTTTGCAAAGCAAGCGCTGTTGATGGATGACGTGTCATACAACTGCCTTTACATGCAACAGCCAGTCGAAAGAGAAGGACTGCTGTTTCCAGAAGAAAAAATCATGCGATACAAGGAACTTCCGACCTCAAAAATTGAACGTATCACTGCTCAAGCCGATACAAAATCAACAGGTACTGATTTCTTCGTTCTTCCAGTACTTATAAAGTACGAAGGAAAAGATTTGTATTACTGCGTAGACTGTGTGTGCAGCAATTCTTCTGACTATGAAGCCCAGTACGAAAATTCCGCAAATCTCCTTGCTGACAACAAGGTTGAAGATTGCGAGTTTGAGGGTAATAGTGGCGGAGACCGTGTTTCTCTGGAAGTTGATAAACGTGTCCTTGAAAAAGGTTGGATCTGTAACATATCATCTCGAATGACTGAAACGAACAAAGAGGCAAGAATATATCAGTGTTCGAACTGGATATTGCAGCACGTTGTCTTTAAAGACAAAAAGCTTTATACACCAAAAGAGCCATATGGTGTAATGATGTCTCTTCTGGCCCAGTACTCCACCAGTGGGAAAAAGCAGCTTGATGATGTACCGGATACGTTCGCAAACTTCGCATTACGCATACAGCGCAGAAAACCAAGACCAACAAGAATCATTAACAGCATCTATTAAGATTGGAGACATGTATGGATACAAAACACTATCTTTCACAAATTAGCGTACTTGATCTTAAAATATCAAACAAGATCTACGAAAAAACACAGTTAAAGAATATGCTTTGTTCGGTTCCAAGTTGTGTAAAAGATGTCAATGTGCAAACTGGACATGCCACAGACAAGACTGCATCTACGATTTGCAAGTTGGTAGATATGGAACGCGAAATTGATTCAATGATCGATTCTTTTGTGGATTTAAAATCTAAAATCATTGCTCAAATGGAGCAGCTTGAGTTCAAGTATTATAATATACTGTTCAAGCGCTACGTTGCACAGCAACAATGGTGTGAAATAGTAGACGAGTTACATTTTACACAACGACATGTCTTCAAGCTCCACAAAGAAGCATTAAACGAATTTGAGAAAAAGTTTGGGAGTGAATATCTGGACCAATAAAAAAATAGCAGGGGAAGCAAAATTCCCCTGCTATTGATGTTTCAGCAACTTTGATTTTCCTGAAATTCTTTTAAATCACTTTTTAACTTATTCATGATTTTTTCCGAGTAATTGTTGTCTTGGCGTCCCGTGAAATTTTGAAATACTTGAGTACCTTTAGCAGCTGCCTGTGATGATTGTTTTGCTTTCGATGATACATCTCCTTGTATAAGCTTTCGCAAATACAAAAATCGACTACGAATCGGCTTCTGTTCATTTCTGCGCTTAATCTCTGCTGCCTTCTGTGCCATATACTGGTAGTAAGCCTTTTCCAGATCTTCCTTCTGGCAACTTGGCAGCTTATGAACTGGTACTGTTACGAGTAGCGTCTGTATCTCTTCTAGCTGTGCCTGTGATAGTTTCCATTCATCCAATGCACTTTCCCAGAGCGGACGATCTAATGTATCTTCCTTCGGCACTGGCGCTTCTGGAACTTGCACTTCCAATATAGGTAATGTTTCGACTTCAAATCTTATACCAACTACCGTTCGCCCTTTCTTAATGGGTTCATATGTATACCGACATTCAGTTTTTTCATCCATTTCTTTCTGAACACGTTTCAATATCTTTTGATTGAAAAACTTGTATTCTTTATACAATTCCTCTTTATCACAATCAAGTATTTGCCTTAATTCATCAAGCTGCACTTCCCAACTTTTTCGAAAACGGTTTTGTTCGAGATACGTAAACATGATATAAGTGTAACGGCTTGTGAGTAATGTTATGCAGCGCAGCTTATACCGAAGATATCCGAGGTTTTCAATATTAAAAAAATACTTCATTGCTTTTTGAGAACACTCTAGCTTTACTTGCCACAGACCGTAATCATCTTGCTCTGCCGTTGCTTCTTCAAATAACGTCACCAATCTAAAACCTTGTTTTTCACTATCATCTTGCACTTCTATTACATTTCCCATAAGATGCTTTAATCTTGCCTTGAGGTCTTGATTGTTGATTTTTTTTACTCCTAAAATTTTTTCAAGTTCGCCTTTCTCGAAAACAACCGTTCTCCTGTCTGGCTTGTGACTGTCTATTCGTGATAAATAAGTGTCAAGTATCTTAAATTCTGCAAGCGATAGCTCGGAACGCCACAAGGAAAACAGCGGTAAACTTTTTTGAACAGTAAGTTTGTCTCCATTTCCTAAACTGGTTATTGGCCCAATCTTTTTTCTAGCCATGTGTAAAACCTCTCTTTCTCTACTTTTATGTTTATTATAGCACCATAAGTTACCATTGTAAATATAAAATTGTTACCTTTTTTATATTTTATGGAATTTCTTGGTTACTAATGCGGAATTTCTTGGTTACTAATGCGGAATTTCTTGGTTACTAATGCGGAATTTCTTGGTTACTAATGCGGAATTTCTTGGTTACCTATGCATATCAAAAAGCTAGTATTTATGCGGCTTTCAAAGCTCCCGTAATCAAGAGAGTAATCAAGAGCGTAATCAAGAGCGTAATCAAGCTATCAATCAAGGAAAGCATTGGTAGGCAGATAAAAAAACAATTCAACATTAACTATGACATTTTAATTGGAATTTCATGGTTACCTATGACACTAAAACCTATCATTTAATATCAGTAAATGACACAAGATATCATCTTGAATACATGCTATTACTATGATACTCTCAACAATAGAAAAGTACGAAATAAAGTTAATTGCGCCTTACATATGTATGGCGCTTTTTTATTACCCAAAAAGGAGACAGCCATGTTAACGATTAGAAACAAGAGTATATCACTGTCAGGAGACAGCACAGTAAATGATCAAGTGATTTTTGCGTTTCAGGCATCAATCAATTCAAACAATCCTAAAGAGGTACAGTTTAGCAACTGGATAAACGACCATGAGTTATACAAGCAGAACCGGAAGGAATGCAATTCTGATTACGAGTCTTTTCAAGATGAAGTGTACAAATTGCAGGATTCAATGCTGCTGTCGGCTGAAACACTATGAGTAGCCAGATAATTACATGCCCCAATTGTGGAAGAATTATATTCCATTATGACAAAAAAGCAACAAACGCTTTTGAAGTGCAATGTAGGAAATGTGAGCAAATGGCTTGCATCCTTACGCAAGACGGTATTGTACAGTCGATTAAGCCTATAAAAAAGATACAAGCTAAAAGCAGCAGCGGCAAAAGATTTTATTAAGAAAGGAGGGCGAACAGAATGTGGATGCTAAAGGGACGTCAAAAGATATATACGGACGCAAAAGAAATCACTGCCGACAACATAATCAAAGAATTGTCAAAAGCATATGAGAAACATAAGTTTAATCGGCTAGAGATGCAATATCTTATAGATTTCGAAGCTGGCGATCAACCACTGGACAGACCCAAAATTGTTCGCCCTGAGATCAATATTAAAGTAACTGATAATGCCGCAAACTACATTACTGATTTCAAAATGGCGTATTTCTGGGGAACACCAGCAATGCTGATACAGCGATCTGACAAAGACGCTCACAAAACACCAGCAGACTTAGACGATGAAGGAATATCTGCACTTAATGAAATGCTTACAAATGCCTGCGACATTGGTTACAAGAATCAGGAGCTTGGCAATTTTGTTGAGAAAGTAGGTGTGGGATACCGACTTGTTGACGTTAAAACCGATTTTGAAGAAGATGACGAAGCTCTTGTGGATATATATACGTTAGACCCAAGATATGCTTTTTGCGTATATAGCAATGATGCCAAACAAAAGAAGCTAATGGGAGTAACATACAGAACGGACAATGGTGAACAATATTTCACGTGTTTCACCCCTAAGATGCGCTTTGAAGTCTCAAAAGGCAAAATTGTTAAAAAATCATTAAATCCACTCAAAAAAATTGCGATAGTTGAATACGAGAGATCTGTTGACAGAACAGGCTGCTTCGAGAGACAGATATCAGATTGTATCGAACTTAACACACTAGTCTCTGATTTTGCAAACCTTACAGCGCAGCAAACTCAGGAGATATGGTGGGGCAATGATGTTGATTTTCCAGTTGACCCCAAAACTAAGAAGCCTGTAGAAGTGAAGTCGGGGCAATGGGTGCTTACTAGCACAACACCAGATGGAAAGACACCACAAATCAAGGCACTATCTAATGCATTTGATACAAACGCAACATTAACAGCGATAGATACACGCTGGCGAAGAATTTTACAAAAATGCAAAGTGCCTACACAACAAGATTCAGAAGGCGGTGGTTCTACGGGGACAGCAATGGATATGTCTAGTGGATGGAGTGCAGCTGAGATTGACGCTGTGCGTGAGGAACAAATCATAAGCAAGGCTCAGAGAGAGGAGCTTAAGCTTATCATAAAAGTACTTCAATTAACTCCATCAAATGTGCTTAAAGACGATGACCCAATCAAAAGAGTACATGTTGGAGACATCAATTTCCATTTCTCAAGAAGAAAGAACTATGACATGTCAGTCAAAGCAAATGCTTTATCAACCCTCATTAAGACTGGTGTGCATGGCAGACATGCACTTAAATTTATTGACGGTTTTGAAGACACTGAGGCGACATGGAATGACAGCAAGGAAATGATAGAAGCAGTACAAAAGGCTGCTGCATCAAGCGGAACCGCAGCAGTGGAAGACAGTGAACCAACTGATAGGCAAATAGATCAGTTGGAAACAAGCCCTATAACCGGAAAGGTATAAGGTGATGATATGGCACAGATATTTGGTTTTGATGAAATCGAAAAGATAAGGTCCATGCCATACGATAGATTTTTTGGTGAAATGGGAATCACAAACAAGCAAAAGCAAGAACGCGTTGAATTTTCAAACAAGATTGAAGATGATATGCGTTTTTTAATTTTGCTCATCCTGATTATGAAGGAAACAGGTAGAGTTGATGCCAAGAAAGCGGCAGAACAATTTGAAGCAAAATTGCTGAAATGGATTTCACAATATATTGACCTTGACAGCGAGACAAAGGCTTATATATCAGATTTCTGCTTATCTACAGCACAGGTAACTGCGGATCATGTCAACGAAAAATATTTTGTATCAGAAGATCGAATACGTTTGGTCAGCGAAAACACAGCCCTTGATTTTTTAAATCATAAAGACTTCAAAGAGGCAACCAGAAATAAAACATACAAAACATGGAACACAATTATAGATGGAAAAGAACGCGAAACACACCACAAGGAAGATCAAGCGACTATACCAATAAGCAACTACTTTTTAGTTGGAAAAGCACTTATGCGGTATCCGCATGATATGGCAGTTGCTTTTACAAACCCAGAGGAAGTAATTAACTGTCGCTGCTGGGTGACATACTCTTAATTCATGCAAAGAACAGGCTCTTTAAACGAAGGTTTGAAGGGCTTTTTGTTTGCACAAAATTAGGGCAAACAAGTCGGAGACGGACTTTAAGGAGCAAAACAGCTCAGAGAAGAGCTTAATAATCGCACAAATCAAAGCGGAGAGAACCGCACAAACGCAGAAAGGAATGAATCTATGAAGACTCAGCCGATTTTCAGAACATTTGAACGCAATGCCACCAAGAGAAAATTAAACCTGCAGCTTTTTGCAGAGCCGACACCAGAGGTTGAAACTCATGAAGAGTCAAAGGGATCAGGTGATGATCACGAACCGGAAACTGATGCTGATGTATTAAGGGTGCAGCTTGCACAGGCAAACGCACTAATTGCGAAACTCACAAACAAAGCTGATGCACTTGCATCTGAGAATGCAGCTAAAACAAAGCAACTCAGAGAAAAGATGACAGCTCAAGAGCAGGAAGCGGAAGCAAAGAAAGAAGCAGAAGCCGAGAGAGACAAGCAGTTCAAGGCAATGCAGCGTGAGTTGACGATTATGAAATCTACCAATACATACATGGACACTTTGGAAATGTCCAAGGAAGTAGCACAGCAGTACGCCGAAGCAAGAGCTGACGGAGACGGAGATAAGGAAAACGAAATCTTGAGACAGCACATGAAAACGCTCAAATCAAAGATGATGCAGGAGTTTCTGGCAGAGCGCGGCGAAGTTAACGCAGGACATGGAGACAGTCACGAGAGCAAGGCTGTTGAACTTATGAAGTCACTACCGACGTATTCGACAGAGGTCGACGAAAGTGTTTTGAAACAATACATGTAAAGAAAGGAAGCAAGAATGGCAAGAGGAGACATGAGATATGCAACAACCGAGATACGTCCATCCGGTGCAGAGATCTTAAACAGAGAGGTGTTCGAAGGAGTGCCAATGACCATTGATTTTACAGATGTCAGCACTACTGATAGTGATACCGGAGAGAAGGTTGTAAAGGCAGGAAGTGTAATTAGTGGAACAGGAACAGTAGTTGCAGCAACACCATGGACAGGCGGAGCTGGAATCTTACTTTTTGATGTGTATGAGCATCGGCCGCAAGGAACGATTCTTAAGAAGGCATACATTAACAAGTCAAGAGCAGAACAGAATGCAGGAATCACCTATGATGCAGACTTAACCAAGATCCTGCCTATGATCGTGGTTGAGTAAAAAGGAGGAGCAATGGCAGTTTTAATTACAGATATTTATGATTCACAGGCAGTTGCCGCAAGACGTACACAAGATCCAAGTAATGCCATGGGCTTTGTCGGAAAGGCTTTTTTCCCAAACAGAAAGAAGCTGGGCTTGTCATTAAAATGGATTAAGACACACAAAGGCTTAAACGCCATCTTAAAGCCAAGTAATTTTGACGCAATTCCGATGATCAGAGCCCGTGAGGGATTTAAGCAGGAGTCTACAGAGATGATCTTTTTCCGTGAGAGTATGACTGTACGAGAGGAAGATTTAATGCGACTTATGGAGATCGAAGACGCTAATAGTCCATTCATCGGAGACATTATATCATCAATTTACAATGATGCTGCAAGGCTTATTGATGGCGCAGAAATCGCCGCCGAAGTAATGCGAATGGCACTGCTTGCACCAAAGGACGGAAAACCATCTATCGCAATAGGAACCGGGAAGCAAGAGAGTGACAATATGGTTTATGGCTACGATTACGATGGCGATGGAACATATAAGCAAAAGCATTATTTAAAAATTCAAGGCACTGATACGTGGGACCATCCTGACACGGCGAAGCCGTTAAAAGACGTTCAGCAGGGTACTAAATATTTAAAATCAATCGGAGTACTTCCTCGCTATGCGATGATGAACAGTACTACCTTTGATTACCTCGTTGAGAACGAGCAGATCAAGAACGCTTTAATTACTTCTTCCGGTAAGACGGTTGATTTCACCGATGAAGCAACCGTTAAGGAGATCTTTACGCGAAAGACAGGTCTGACACCTATCATTTATGACAAGATGTACATTGACTACAAGGGAGAGACTCAAAAGTTCTACCCGGATGACAAAGTAACCATAATCGGCGCAGGAACACTGGGATCAACATATTATGGTGTAACACCAGAAGAGCGCACATTGATGTCAAATAAAAATGTGGATGTTGCCATGTTTGACAACCGCATTGCAATTGCGACCAAAACCGAGCAGGGGCCGCCTATTAAGACTGCAACTAGCGTATCACAGATTGTGCTTCCATCATACGAGGGCATCGACAGCACATTTGTACTTGACGTCAAGTAATGGTATTTGATCACATGATCAAGTTTGGGGGAATCTACTATGCAGCTGGTGAAGACGTCCCAATGGAAGAGAAAAATGATGCCCCAGAGATTGACGTCCCAGTGGAAGAGAAAATTGAAATTCCAGAGTTGCAAGTTGATGATGAGCCAAAGCGAAGAGGTAAGAAACCAAAAGCTGTTTGATGGAGGTGAGAAAGTATGAGTTATACAGACAACCTTGCAGACGAGCTTTTTTTTGATTTGCAAGTTGAGCTTTCAAATGATGAAGAAGGCGGCAGCTTTTCGGAATCACTACTCAAGCAAAAAATCAAAAGTGCAATCAGAGAAGTCAGAGACAAAAGAAGATATCCACTTGGATACACGGACGGAATGATTGCACAAGATTTAGACAGGTACTATAGCCAGATTCGCAATTTGGCTTTGTACGATTATAACTCGATTGGCTTTGAGGGCGAGAGTCAGCACAGTGAGGATTCCATTCAACGAACAATGGTAGACAGAAAAACGTTGTTCGCTGGAATAATACCGTTAGCAACAGTCTAAGAAGGATGTTCGCCAGTGTGTTTGCAATGTTTGTGAATACATTGGCAGGGTGCATATTAAAGCGGCGGTGGGCAATATGCAAAATACAAGCAGGAGATATAAAAAATGCAAGAATTTTTGTTACAAACATACACAATCATCCTTCCGATTGCTTTAGGATACATTGTTTGGCTTCTGCAACAACAGAAGAAAAGCAGGAACGCGAACGAGAGAGGAACCATGCTGTTATTGCGTGTGCAGCTGATCAAGTATTACGCAGAATACATACAGCTGGGGGAGATACCGTCCGATGATTATCAGAACTTCGAAGAAATGTATGAAGCCTACCGTGATTTAAACGGAAACGGTATGGTTAAAAAGATGTATGAAGAGATCAAAGAGTTGCACATCAAGAGTGGAGGAGGTAAATAGAATGGATATATCGAGCATGACTACCGTGATTGCAATTGTAGTTATTTGCTATTTAATTGGGCTTGCAGCCAAGACAATTCCAGCAGTAAAGGATAATTACATTCCGGTCATTGTGGGTGCTTTTGGCGGCATTCTGGGAGTCTTAGGAATGTATGTCATACCAGACTTCCCGGCGCAGGATATTCTGAATGCAATTGCTGTCGGCATTGTATCAGGTTTGTCTAGCACTGGCGTCAATCAGGTATACAAGCAGCTAAAAGATGGCACGGACAAGTAGAAGAAATCGGCAGCAGATGTGGTATTCGTACCAAGTCGGGAAAGCACCTGGATATCTGAGAGATGAAAACGGTGACATTCAGTATGAGAGCTATGTTGGAGCTGATGGGGAAGTATATTTTTATACCGATGACGAAGGTAAAAAAATCCCAAAAGAAAGCGGTGAAATGGAAGTGCTTTACAGCAATCCTATAAAGTTTTGGGGGACAATCACATCGCAGCTAAAAAACGCTGTCATGCGAGCATGGGGCAGTGATAGTACAAACAATTATGCTACGCTCATCTTAGCTAAACATGCAAAAGACTCTAGCGGAAACAAACTTAGCTTGCCGTTTGGAGCAAGAATCTGGCTCTACTCAGAAATCAAAACGAAACCAAACGGATCGCCAGACGAAAATTCGGCTGACTATCAAGTGAGTGGAATCATGAATGAAGCACTGAATGAAACGTCTTACTATCTGCAGGTATTGCAGCAAAGCGAGGAAAAAACCTAATGGCAAAGGCTTTGGAAATAAAGGTGAGCGGAGTAGATGAAGCCATAAGGATGTTGGAACGTTACCAGAAAACGTTCCAAACGCGAGTAGAGCTTTTTATGAAGAAGCTTACTGATTACGGAGTTGAAAAAGCAACAGAAGAAGTCTTGACGATGGATGCAGTATTTACTGGCGAACTTGTAAATAGTATTCATTCAACCGAGATAGAGAGCAACGCAGAGCGAGTTATCTTTGCAGTAGAAGCTGATTCAGAACATGCTATCTTTGTAGAAATGGGAACAGGAATCATAGGTGCTACTACTCCGTATCCAGGCAAGCTCCCGGCTATTTATGCGCAAGGAAAAACAATTAGAAAAACGGCAGATGGTAGATATGGTTGGTATTATCTGGGGGGAGATGGCAAGTGGTACTTTACAGAAGGTATGCCGTCAAGACCATTCATGTATCACGCTTCAACACAAATGAGACATGATATTGAAAGAATTGCAAGGGAGGTGTTTGGATAATGGCTCAAAATCAATGGATCATCGACCTTGAGAGCAAGGTTTTATCCCTTGTGAAAGGCAAGACATACAACAAGCTAAAGAAAAGATATCCACAAATAATGTACACCACCTCAAATATAAGCAATGATTCACAACGCAATTTTCCGTGCGTGTACGTCCATCAGTTGGGTGGAAGCGAAGCAAACTCCGATCTGGAACGCACAAGAATCAACACTATAGTGGCAGGATTCCAAATTGAAGTGTATAGCAATACATCACAGCTAGATTGCAGAACTATAATGGCAGAAATCATGGATTGCCTAAAAAAACTTATGTTTGATGTAAAAATGTCACCATATGCAGACAATCAATCACCAATATATCGTTATGTAGCACGTTTTGAAAGAACATTTGATTGGAATGATATTTTTTAAGCTCCATCGGCAAGATGGGGCTTTTTTAGTAGGAGGAATACAAAATGGCAGTAGGTTTAAAAAGCAGAATCATCTACAGAGAGAAGACAAAGGAAGATGGCGCAGCCGATTACTGGGCAGGTGAATATAAGCTCTTGATCAGAGCAAAGTCAATTCCGTCACCTTTCGGCACTGTCAACATGGTTGATACATCAACCTTGGAAGATTTGATAGAGACTCAGGAACAGGGAAGAAGAGCAGCTTCATCAATGGAAGTACCAGGTGCATTTGAAAAAAAATATAAGGATGAACTAGTTAAAAACGAGGGAAAACAATTAGATATCTGCATCCTTTACGGCACAGATGGAAAAGGTTCGGAAGGAATTGTGGCTTTTGTAGGAACAGAATCTTTCGCACCAGACGAGGCAACAGAAGATCACCTCACAGGAACAGCAACAATTGCCACAGTAACCGTTCCAAGGTGGATCGAGGATAGTTACACCGTAACTGTAACAGAAGACGAGAACAGTTACCCAACGTCAATTACACTGGCGAAGAAAGAAATGTAACAGCTATATTCGGGAAGCGTGAGCTTCCCGTTTTTTGTTTAAAGGAGAATGAATTATGAAATTTATGAATTATGAAATTAAGTTTGGAATCGAAGCAACTACAAAGAGCGGAATTTTAAAGAAGATTAAAGAAATTCAGCAGTCCAGCGATGATGAAGTTCAACAGTCCAACGGTGATTTTGTTGACGATATCGAAATGATGCTTAATATGGTTCCGGAGTTTTTGCTTGTGGGACTGCAAAAAAGACATAAGGATGAGTTTGGGTATGATTATAACACAAATAAAGGCAAGGAAGAAGCAACAGCAAAGGTGTGTGAATTGATTGATGAGTATACCGATCAGGAAGATTCAAGCATCAAAGAGCTGTTTGAAGAGCTGCTAAAAGAGGTAATGCAGAACGGTTTTTTCAAGAAAGAAGTTCTGCAGATGAAAGCGGAGAAAGAAGCGGAAGAGCAAAAAACAGAGTAATAGATCCAATTGATTATTACGATGAAAAGCTGCTTCCGTATTTTTTATGCGTTACGCAACAATACGGCTTTACTGCTGAAAAAATAGGCGATATGTGTCCGTGCGAGTTAAAACCGTATGAACTTGCTTACAAGCTACATCAGCAGCAAGTTGATATGCAAAACCACATGCTTGGCAGGTACGTGAGAATGTCTATTTTATCAACACTGGGTAACAGCCAGTGGTTCAAAGGCAAGCATACACCGCCATTTGAATATCCAGATATGCCTTTCTTACAGCAGGAGACAAAGAAAAGCGAAAACTGTAATGCAGAATCCAACGAAGAAATCGCAGTGTACGAGATGAAACAAAGAATCAGGCAGCTTGAAAAGCAAGGCTTGCCAGAGAGCCCGATCTAAGGGAGGAGGGATAAAATGAGTGAGGTAAATATTGATTCGATACGGATTGAAGCTAAAACAAATATCAAAGAAGCTATATCTGATATTGAAGCATTGAAACAATCCCTAACCGGATTGGGCGACAACAAAAGCGGAATTGACCGCTACTCGACATCTGTAAATGGATTAACGCAAAGATTAACGCGACTTACAGGAATAACCAACAAGGCAGGAATTGCAGCGGTTGAGAAATCTGTAAGAGAACTGGCAGAAGCATCTATTAAGCTTAACAACCTACAGCTTAACGAAAAGAAGGGTTCGATTTTCTCTGAGGATACATGGAAAAGAGCCATGGAGAACGTGGAAAGTGCGATGGAAAACGTAAAAAATACCATCGCACAGAACGTTAAGGAGATCAGGCAGCTTGACGGTGTTGAAAAGGCCTTTGATAACTATATCAAAAAAGCTCGAAACATAAAGATCCCGATTGGCGTAAAGAACGATTTAAATACAGACAGGGAATTTGCAAACTTGCGAAGTGTACTTGGCAAGAATTTTTCCACAACAAATAGTGGTACGGATTTTGTGACGTTCATAGACGATATGAACAAGTCAATAAATACCACATTTGATACTACAAAAAACGCAACAGATCTATTCAAGGATGTAGTGGAGCGTTTAAGGGATATACGCAAGGAAGCTGTGATGACATCACAGGATGTTATCAAAAACGGCTTGATTCCGGTACAGGAAATTGAATCCGAATTGTCAAAGTTTGCTGCAAAAGACATCCCAAACCTTAGTGAGAAGTACGGAATAACTGAAAACGATGTTTACGGTGGCAAAAAGCTATCAGAAAATAGCGAAACAGAAAGCGTAAAAGAAGTTGCAAGTGCAATTGGGCAGAAGACTAGGGCATTTGAAAAAGAGCAACAGACTGTAACCGATGTTGTAAACAGTGAAATGAAAGACCTTATCAATTTAAGGTCAACCATCGAATCTGTTACAAATGCTATAGGAGATGGAAAAGGCCTGGCAGGAGCATTTAAAGGACTTAAAGAACTTGGCTTGGGCGAACTGGCTTCTTTGAAAAACATTGACTTTTCTGGAATTGCAAAGCTGAACAGAGAAAATTTAAAATCAATAATCGGAAAAGAACATACTGGACTATCAGATGCAGAAAAGACCATCATTCAAAATGCAGCGAATAAAGCCGTTGCGCCAGAGAGCGTGCCGTGGTTAGAAGACTATAAAAATTTGATACAGCAAGCAAGGGAAGAAAGTCAAAAGTTTTTAGGTGAATTTTACGTTCCTGAGAGTGTTGAAGAGCTTCAAACTGAATTTGTGGGAATCTCAAAAGAGATAGTGCACTTAAAGGAAAATATGCAAGAAGCATTGAGAACTCTTGATACTGACGGTGTATCACAGATGGTTGATGACTTGTCGCAAGCGATAGCTTATGCGAATGATTTATCAACTATTGCAGCTCAAAAAGGTATAACGCTTAGACAGCCAAAAAGTGAATGGCAAGAGTATCCACCAAGCAGTTTTCCAGAAGAACTTCGTGGCAACGGCTTATCAAACGCAATGAGTCAAACTGCGAGGGAAACAAGCAATGCTTCAAACCAATTAAGACAATACAATGAAGATGCGTTAAAAGTAATCAGAACAGAGCAGACATTTAAAGATGCCTTGGCTGCTGCTGCGCAAGAACCACCAATATTTAGAGACATGCCAGAGTATATCAACAGATTGAACCGAAACATGCAAAAATTGCCACTTAGCCTATCCCAGTTAAAATCAGATATAAGTGATTTGGCAGGCATCATGGGTGGATTTGTAGGGAAGGCGATATCTGTTGCAGGTGCAATTGCCAAAATAGGATCGTTTGCACCAAAAGTAAGTAAGCAGATATTGTCATTTACAAAAAACTTTGCAAAGTTGTCATGGGACTTTTTGAATTTTGGCTCAAGCAAAAACGCATTATCTGGGTTAAAGAGTCCGTTCAGCCAGTCCTCAGCTAGTCTTGGGGATTTTAACAAAAAATTAAAGCACGGAATTACAACTGTGTTGCGCTACGGTTTTGGAATCCGGTCTTTGTACGTACTGTTTAACAAGCTACGGTCAGGAATCAAGGATGGAATCAACAATCTTGTTATGTTTAGCGACAGGGCGAATAAGAGTTTGTCATTATTGACATCTGACATGTCATATGTTGGAAATAGCGTAGCTGCGGCATTTGAGCCAATACTAAATATTGTTGCACCAGTTATTGACCAAATTGTAGATTATGCAGTTGCAGGAATCAATGCCGTAGGTGCTTTCATAGCATCAATAACAGGGCAAACATCATACACAGTGGCTGTAAAAAACATCAAAGACTATCGCGACAGTTTAAACGGAACAGCATCTGCAGGTGATGCAGCAAGTGACGCAACTGATAAGTTAAAAGACAAGACCGATGAGTTAAAGCGTGAGTTAATGGGATTTGATGAAATCGAAAAATTTTCGGAAGATCTCGATAACGCAGCTAACAGCGGTTCAGGAAGTGGAAGTGGAAGTGGTTCTGGAAACGGCTCAGGAACGGAAGATCCTATACTTTTTACAAAAAAGGATATACCAGGAGCGGTATCTAACTTTGCAGACCTCGTAAAGGATGCTTGGGCGAAATCCGATTTTACTGACATCGGTAAAATAGTTGGAACGAAACTCCGTGACGCACTTGATTCCATTGACTGGGAGCCAATCAAGGAGCAGGCAAACAAAATTGCCAAAGTCACAGGAACATTTATAAACGGCTTTTTTGAGACGGAAGGTCTTGATAAGAGCGTTGGAAGAACGCTTGGAGAAGCGGTCAACACAGCTGTAGGTGCAATCAATACCTTTGTTGATACAACTCACTGGACATCAATTGGCGAATTTATGTCAGGTGGGCTTAGAAATGCGATAGCTACTATTGATTGGGATGGCCTTGGAAAGACTCTGAATGCCAAATACAAGGCTTTGTGGAGCTTCCTTGATGGATTTGTAGTAGATATGTCTAAGATCAATTTTAGCGGCACTACAGGGTGGCAGGAAGCAGGTAATGCACTTGCAAGTACAATCAATAGCATTTTTGCAGATAGAGACTACACAAAAACTGGGCAAACCATTGCGACTGGAATTAATGGAATCACATCTGCGCTAACAACAGGAATAGAAGGAATTGATTTTAATTCAATATCAAGAAATTTTTCAGACGGAATCAACAGCGTATTTTACAAGGTAGATTGGCAAGCAATCGGCACAATGCTATCCGATGGAATAAATACAGCAACTTCATCATTGCTGACTTTCTCGGTAACGGTTGACTGGAAAAGAATAGGCTCAGAGCTTGCAAGTTCTGCAAATACTTTTTTGGCTAAGACTGATTTTAGCCAAGCAGGAAAAGCGCTAGGCCAGGCATTTAAAGGTGCACTATCCGCAATTAACGAGTTTGCAGCAACATTTAACTGGCGCAGCCTAGGAATTGACATCAACAATTTTATCAAAGGGATAAACTGGATGGGTATTTTAAAGACCTCCGCAAATGTAGTTGCAAATACATTCTTTGGATTGTTTGAAACTGCTTGGGCGGCTGTTTTTGGTGGACCCGATACAAAGTATACAGCTATCGCAGACAATCTGAATAAAGCGCTTTCAAAACTTAAAATCGAATGGCCAGCAATGGAACAGGAAGAAATTGAGAAATTTGAAAACGTTTCCATAATTGTTGATAAGTTCCTTGAACTGAATGAGAAGTTGAAAAAGAACGGAAGCCTATCCGAGACAGACATGTCACTATTTAAAACCTACTATGACCAAATTGTAGAGTATGCACCGCAAGCCGCAAAACTAATAGGTGAAGTGGGAACAGCTTATGAAGGCACAGATCAGGCTTTAAAAGCATTGATAGCAAGCCAAAAGAATGCGGCTATTGCAGAAGGCTTTAAAACTGCAATGTCAGACGCGGCTAAAGTTATGGCTGATTCAGCTATTGCTCTTAATGGTGCAGTAGATGAACTTGTAAGTAGTGTAATCACAAATAAGGACAGCGTGTTCTCGTACTGGAATCAGTTAATGGGCGGAAATGGCACAATGGCAGAAATGACAAAAACCATGGATAGCCTGTTCAAAAAAATGCGCGAAGGAAAATACGATGTCGATAGCTTGCAAGGATCAGAAGCAATTTTAGCTCATGCGATAGGCTTAACAAGCAACAGTCTGCAAGAGAAAATGCTAAACGTGGATAGGTTAACAACCACTTTGAACAAGTCAGAAACAGAGCTTGACAAAATGAGCGAAGCTTCAACCAGATACTCAGCCGAGATTGATACAGCAAGCATAAAGACAGAATCATTTGGCACCAACCTTGGAAAAATAAAATTCACAGGTGTTTGGAAATCTTTAAAAGATGAATTGAAAAATACGTTAGATGATGTAACAGAAACACTTAAACGTGATGATTTTACGTTAGGAATCAGCAATACCTTAACTGACATGTTTGATCAGAAATTTAAAGTGAATTTAAAGGCAGGATCACTTGATACCAGTGAGCTTACCCAAAAAGACAAGACAATCCAAGGTGCATCAGCAAATGTTGTGAGTGCTAAAAATGCACTTCCAGACTATGCAAAAAAACTTGATTTGGTAGCAAATTTGACAAGCAAACAAGATTCAATTGCCGATAGAGTGATCAGCGGACTAACAGGTTGGATGACAGATTTCCAAAATAGAGTTCCAGAGAACAATCGTTGGTTCAGCGGACTAACAGGTTGGATGA